GATAGCTTGATTACTCTCTTGATTACTCTCTTGATTACTCTCTTGATTACGGGAGTTCTGAAGGCCGCATAAATGCTAGCTTTTTGATATGCATAGGTAACCAAGAAATTCCACATGAGTAACCAAGAAATTCCACATGAGTAACCAAGAAATTCCACATGAGTAACCAAGAAATTCCGCATGAGTAACCAAGAAATTCCATAAAATGCAAAAAGGTAACAATTTTACATTTACAATGGTAACTTATGGTGCTATAATAAACATAAAAGTAGAGAAAGAGAGGTTTTACACATGGCTAGAAAAAAGATTGGGCCAATAACCAGTTTAGGAAATGGAGACAAACTTACTGTTCAAAAAAGTTTACCGCTGTTTTCCTTGTGGCGTTCCGAGCTATCGCTTGCAGAATTTAAAATACTCGATACATACCTATCGCGCATAGATAGTCACAAGCCAGACAGGAGAACAGTTGTTTTCGAGAAAGGCGAACTTGAAAAGATTCTAGGAGTAAAAAAAATCAACAATCAAGACCTCAAGGCAAGATTAAAGCATCTTATGGGAAATGTAATAGAAGTGCAAGATGATAGTGAAAAACAAGGTTTTAGATTGGTGACGTTATTTGAAGAAGCAACGGCAGAACAAGATTATTACGGTCTGTGGCAAGTAAAGCTAGAGTGTTCTCAAAAAGCAATGAAGTATTTTTTTAATATTGAAAACCTCGGATATCTTCGGTATAAGCTGCGCTGCATAACATTACTCACAAGCCGTTATACGTATATCATGTTTACGTATCTTGAGCAAAACCGTTTTCGCAAAAATTGGGAAGTGCAGCTTGATGAATTAAGGCAAATACTTGATTGTGATAAAGAGGAACTGTATAAAGAATACAAGTTCTTCAATCAAAAGATATTGAAACGTGTTCAGAAAGAAATGGATGAAAAAACTGAATGTCGGTATACATATGAACCCATTAAGAAAGGGCGAACGGTAGTTGGTATAAGATTTGAAGTCGAAACATTACCTATATTGGAAGTGCAAGTTCCAGAAGCGCCAGTGCCGAAGGAAGATACATTAGATCGTCCGCTCTGGGAAAGTGCATTGAATGAATGGAAACTATCACAGGCACAGCTAGAAGAGATACAAACGCTACTCGTAACAGTACCAGTTCATAAGCTGCCAAGTTGCCAGAAGGAAGATCTGGAAAAGGCTTACTACCAATATATGGCACAGAAAGCCGCTGAAATTAAGCGAAGAAATGAGCAAAAGCCGATTCGTAGTCGATTTTTGTATTTGCGAAAGCTTATACAAGGAGATGTATCATCGAAAGCAAAACAATCATCACAGGCAGTTGCTAAAGGCACTCAAGTATTCCAAAACTTTACAGAACGCCAGGATAACAACTATACAGACAAAATTATGGACAAGTTAAAAAGCGATTTAAAGGAATTTCAGGAAAATCAAAATTGCTAAAACATCAATAGCAGGAGAATTTGCTTCCCCTGCTATTTTTTTTATTGGTTCAGGTATTCACTCCCGAACTTTTTTTCAAATTCGTTTAACGCTTCTTTATGAAGCTTGAAGATATGTCGTTGTGTAAAATGCAACTCATCTACTATTTCGCACCATTGTTGCTGTGCAACGTAACGTTTGAACAGTATATTATAATACTTGAACTCAAGCTGCTCCATTTGAGCAATGATTTTAGATTTTAAGTCCACAAAAGAATCAATCATTGAATCAATCTCGCGTTCCATATCTATCAGCTTGCAAATCGTAGATGCAGTCTTGTCTGTGACATGTCCAGTTTGCACATTGACATCTTTTACACAGCTCGGAACTGAGCAAAGCATATTCTTTAACTGTGTTTTTTCATAAATCTTGTTTGATATTTTAAGATCAAGTACGCTAATTTGTGAAAGATAGTGTTTTGTATCCATACATGTCTCCAATCTTAATAGATGCTGTTAATGATTCTTGTTGGTCTTGGTTTTCTACGCTGTATGCGTAATGCAAAGTTTGCAAATGTATCTGGTACATCATCAAGCTGCTTTTTTCCACTGGTGGAATACTGAGCCAAAAGAGACATCATTACACCATATGGCTCTTTTGGTGTATAAAGCTTTTTGTCTTTAAAGACAACGTGCTGCAATATCCAGTTTGAACACTGATATATTCTTGCCTCTTTGTTTGTTTCAGTCATTCGAGATGATATGTTACAAATCCAACCTTTTTCAAGAACACGTTTATCAACTTCAAGAGAGACACGGTCTCCGCCACTATTACCCTCAAACTCGCAATCTTCAACCTTGTTGTCAGCAAGGAGATTTGCGGAATTTTCATACTGAGCTTCATAATCAGAAGAATTGCTGCATACGCAATCTACGCAATAATATAAATCTTTTCCTTCGTACTTTATAAGTACTGGAAGAACGAAGAAATCAGTACCTGTTGATTTTGTATCGGCTTGAGCAGTGATACGTTCAATTTTCGAGGTCGGAAGTTCCTTGTATCGCATGATCTTTTCTTCCGGAAACAGTAGTCCTTCTCTTTCGACTGGCTGTTGCTTGTAAAGGCAGTTGTATGACACGTCATCCATCAACAGCGCTTGCTTTGCAAAGAACTCCTTTGTAAAGCCACCTATTGCATAGTCAAAGTTACTGTCGCCCGTCTCCGGATCAGTAGCAGGAATGGAAATGACTCTTACACGGTTATTTCCTTCATATATATCTATCAGTCTTCCAATAACATCTTGAGTTGACCAACGTGTTGCTTGCATGATCTCTTTGCAAGGATTATTATTGCTATCAACTGTTTTTCGCTGCAATGCATCTACAGTATAAGCTCCCCACATTTTGTCAAGATAGTTCTTGTTCAAAGCTTCTTCTAGGCTACCTATCATATCATCGGTAAGTAAAAATTTGCTTGCACGAACTTTTCCGGCACTCTTTGCGCCTACAGATGTTGTTTGCAAAGATGGAAATGGCTTATATTTTCCGACATTGAACTGTTGCATCAATGCATTTGTTGATGTAATTTTTAGATCTGGGAAGATATCATGCCAAGCGTACTCAAGTGAATCATCAACCATTTGATAGACACCATCGTAATACATTCGCGTAATATCGCTTGAGTGCGAATAAAACAAACTGTAATCGTCTGGGAACCAACCAATTACGGCTGAATGGAAGAACTTGAGTAGAGTCGTCTTGCCTGTTCCAGGCGGCATGGATATACACAGAATGTCGTACTTATCATCAAGCATACCTTGATAAGATTCTATAAGCTGGAACTTCTCGAACTGCTTAATCTTTGGCTTGTAGAACATCTTTCGAGGTTCGCGCTTGTGCTCTAAGAATAGTAAATAATCATTGAATATTCTTGCTCGTGCACCATTCAGATAAGTCTGCCAATACAGTTTGTCCCACTCGTCGCCCTCTACTTTTCTGTTGCGGTTGCAGTACCATCGGACATAGCTATTTACATGGTCGCCATACCCTCTATACGCGTCAAGATTCTTAAAATCGCGATTTGGTATAAACTCATTAGCGTCAAGCAAAATCAGTCTTGCTCCGCCACATAAGGTGTTGAGTTGACTGTATGTAGGTTGCATGATGATCTGACGCTGTATGTTCTCCACGCGTTCTTTATGTTGTCTTAATTCTAACAAAAAAAGAGGCTCCTCCTTTCTTAACACTTAAAGAAGAGCCTCCATTTTGGCTGTTACATAATCACCATTTTGATTATGCCGTTTTAATTATTTTCTTACTATGTCTTCTTTGTTTACCCAACCGTAGACGTTATCGCCTATGATGTGATACTGATGCTTGCCACTCTCACAAATACTTGTTACAGTTGCAACTTCTGGAATTGCAGTGATTGGCTTATCAGCCCATGCTGACATATACTGTTTATTGCCCGTGAATTGGACTTTATCACCTAAGTTTATAACTTGTGCGTTAGCATTTGCAGAATAGCTGTAATAGCCACTTCCTGCCTTTGTAAAGGCATATCCACAAGCCTCACCTGGCCATACAATCTTATACCAACCAGAAGCGGTGATTTCAAGAACTTCTACAGCTACAGAAGTCTTGATTGTATCAAGCTTCTTTGCAGAAGTATCTGCCCCTGTGCGGATATTCATAGGTGTGAGCGCAACTGCTGTTCCAATGCCCTTGCCGCAGAGTGTAGTGTTACCAGTTGAGATAATCTCGCACTCCACTTTAGAGCCATCATCCAGTACTACTACAGTATGTCCCTGTACAGTTGTACACAGGATATCTCCACGCATCTGATATGCTGAGGACTCTGTACATTTTGGCTCACGGATGATTTCAAACTCATCTGTAGCATCCAAAACCTCAACTTCGTTGGCAGTAGAAAACCACGGAATGTCGCGCTGCAAAGCATATGCCACGCATACACGTACAAGGCTGCTACAGTCTGTCTCCACTGGGGTGTTAACCTTGCTGCAATCCCATCCGTACTGCTTAGCCTTGTCGTACAAATCCCAAGACGTAGACTGATCATAGCCAATATTATTATTTGTGCACGCTGCTTCCATGCAGATTGCGATATGCTCACGGATATTTGCATCCTTCGCGCGGATTATAACCCAGCCCTTATCGTGCAGATACCATGGCTCAATCGCCACTTCAAGTCCTGTCTGGTCACCTGGCTGTCCACCCTTCAATTTTCCGTTCTCGTCAATCCTTGCCGATCCTACTCTAACCATTTAATTTCCTCCGTGTTTATTCCATATTCTTTCATATTCATCTACCCATTGTTGAGCAGAGTAACGATAATGTTTTTTTATTTCTTCTTGGACATCGCTCCACATCACAAAATAAGTATTTATTATAGATTTTCGAATAGAGCAACTGGTATGTCATCGGTTAAGTTGCTTTGTGGAGCACAATATTTTAGATTCTCCATTTTCCTCCCATCATTTTTATTCAATATACCAATCTTCCGCTAAAAGATCTTCCACGCTTGGGAGATACATTGCAAGTGAACCATCAATATAACGCATCTGAAGATATGGATCGCAGTTAAGAAGCCCTTCTCCGTTATCAACTTCTAAATAGGCATCCACTGTGCCTATATCACAAGGATGACCGGCTGGTAAACCTTTGCGATATAAAACAAAACGTCCGCTTCCATACCAACACATTCGGGCGACTTTATAACCTTGCTTTAGTAAATCTAGCGCTTTGCTAAATGTGAATAATTGTTTTCCGTTAGCTGTTTGCGATTCACTAGAATTATTTGCAATTTCCCAGTCTTCTGCAAGTACTCCCATAAAAATATAAGTCATATCAGCAGTGTCAGGAATGTTGAAAAGTTCTTTAAGCTTTCCTGAATCGTGTTTCGCTATTAAGGTTTTCTTTGATTTGTCGTAGTACCAGACTTCATTCCATTTCTTTCTTTTCATTGGAATGCCTTTTTTCATATTGGAAAATGCAGCTCTGAAATCCATAGTGCTTAGTCCTCTTCGTAGATGATATCTAGCCCATACTCAACTGCCGCATCATGTTCGATGCAACATCCTCTAGCATTTTCCCATCCTTTGCAGAAATAAGCAGCATGACATAAACTCATATTTGTTAATGATGTTGCAAGGAAACAAAGTGGAATCTGCACCACTCCTCTTTCTCTCATTTTCTCACTGTTATACCACTCGTCTGTAAAAAGAGTATTTACGATTTCATAGCCCTTTTCCTTCAAAACCTTGATTGCCTTCTCTCTTGTTGCAACAATTTCCTCATCAGTTTTGCCAGCCATTGGTTGTGAAAGCATAGCCTTCTTAGCTTTGCTGTTAAGGCTCTCACTGTTCAAATGCCAAACAATCCAATTATCGGATGCAATGTTTGAAAAAGTATAATCTGGATTAGTTGTTTTTCTAATGTCAAACTCCTCACCATCTTTTGTGTGGATGATGATGGTTTGCTTTTCTTTGGACCAGTACCAATAGCCTGCCCATGACGGAAGCTTTATCAGTGCACCCTGTTTCATCAATCCAAATGCTTCTGAAAATTTCATGCGTACTCCTCCTTTAAACTATTAAGGCTATAATTGTTGTCGGTCAACAACTCGGTCATAGAATGGCCGAGCATGCAAAGTTTCCCTTGAATACCGGACATTCAATTTCCGCCCTTTGAAAATAAGTCCACATTACACAATACGAATAACGCAGGCAGATCCTCTTTGGACAGTCCATCTTACAGTCATGCCGTAAGAAGACGGTGGTTGTTGATATGTTCTGCTCTACTCACAGATGAGATCCTACAGCATCATGTAAGATGTTACAGGGTCCCGTCTGCTTTCATGCAGATGCTGCTTGTTTTGTTTTATATGCGATATGCCGTTTTTCATATACGATTCGAATCGCATTCTGTAAATTCTTGTGGCTGTATTGGTGTTCCTTACACAATTCCAGTATCTCTCTATCACCTGCCCGTTTTCGGATATTGACAGCACCAATGTGGTCTGCATCATCCTGGTACCCGCAGCTGGTACAGCAGAATCCTTTTGAATGTCGGTTCTCTGCATTCAGATTGCTGCATACCGGGCATACCTGACTTGTAAAATCAGGTGCTACCTCGAAGAAGTCACATCCTTTTTGATTCAGTGCTTCCATCAGCTTTCTTTGAAGCTTTCCCCTGGCAAATGTGGAAAACATTCCATTAACCTTACGACTCTTATTGAATTCCTTAATATCCAACTTCTCAATCACAGTCAGTGTATCTTTGGAAATGCTGTCCACATAGGTTTTGACTGATTTCTTGATCTCGTGATCCAGCTGTGCATAGTAGCAGCGCTTTTTACGATATGGTGCTTCTGCCGTCTGAATCATTCGTTCCAGATGATCCATCTTTTTGATGAGAGAACGTCTCACATCCTCTGACAGATCATGTTTTCTCAAAAAGTGTTTAATCTTTCGTTTCTTGTTTCGAAGGCTTGCTAGTTCTGCAAAGGCAGGCTCTACCTCTTCATGATAAAAGTCAATTACTGGACTCATGGAACCGATTGCCCTTCCGTCGGATGTATGAAAGCAGTCCGAGATTCCGGTATCCACTCCAATACAATTTGTTGTTGCAGGCTGCTGTCTTGTTGAATCATAAGACCAGCCAGTTCGAAGATTCCCTTTTCTCACCTGCATCAGAACAGTTCCTGCCATCTTGTTATTCTGAATCTTATGTAAAAAATGTCTGCTGGTATCAATCGGGATCGTGATTCGCTGTCTTGTTTTTAATGGATTTGTAATAATGATTACATAGGGCATTTTGGTATCCGTAGATTGTTCGATCTTCATTAAGCGTAAGTCCAATGGAACAGATACGAAACAAAGCTTTGGAACACGATACTCCAATGATTTTGATGCATATCGCTCCTGAAACTCCAGCTGCAGATCAGAAAATTCCTTTTCCGACATTTCATGAAGTGTTTTTGTGCAGTCCTCATAAAACGTGCCTTCTATCTGTCGCATCGTTTCTTCCATCTTTTGCTTTGAGCATCCCATGATCGACATAGCAAACAATACTTTTGACTGTGCAAATATCCCCATACCTTCTGACAAAAGATCCAGTCGGATATTATTCAAACGACCCGATACCTGCACGACTGCCGCATCAAATGCATTCTGGCAAAATGCAGAATTGATTCCTTCCGGACGAATGGCTTTTTCAAGCTTTCGCATTTGGGGATCTTTCTTATCATTCTTTACCAGTTGAAGTACGATGTCAGGATTCTTTTCCAATAAATCAATGTCACGATTGATGAGAGCAGTATACGAGTTCTGCATCTGCTGTAAGATAGCAAGCTTTTCCTTATTCGGCCGACCATACAGAAAAACACTCTTTGTAATGGTTGTCTGGAAAGAACTGTTCTTTTTCTTTCTTGCCTTTGGCATAGCCCCTCCTTTCGTCAGTACTGTTTTGACCGGTGTTCGATAGGTCTCTTCTGAGATATCTCCAATCGTTTCTAGGTAGTAAGAATGGTTCCAAAGTTCTCCTTTCCTAAGTGTTTGGCGACAGTTTTCTAAGTTTTCCGCACTTTAGCACGGCAAAATTCATTTCCAAACTCTTGTTATGGTCCTTTAAAATCAAATGTATTACATATGTTTACTATGTAAACGTAAAGTTTACTCGTGATGAGTTGCCTTAAATCCCCATTCTGGCAAGAAATTGATCTCATAATGGTACTTGTCTACCTCCGAACCAGAGATGTCTTCGACCACATACATGGTGTAGTCGTTCAAATACACATAATCTTTCTGATATTTGCCTTCGGCAGTCTCAATAATGACTTCAAGTTCATTTGATGAATTATTCTTTAATGCAAATGTTCCAGTCAGCTCCAGAAGAACTGTGTCGGTTCTTGCGTTCAGAACAGTAAGCTTCCTGGTTATGTTGAAGTTGTCCGCCTGCGCAGAAATATTAGCACTTACCTTATTAGCTTCAGTGCCGCAGCCAATGGCTGCACCAGAAAGCATCACTGCGGCTGCAAGGGTAACAATTAGTCTTTTTAATTTCATTGTCCATATCCTCCATTGGTTGATTCATTAAATCTTTTTACGCCATTTGAAAAAATATCGGGATCTTTTTCAAAACAAATGTAATGACGGCCAGTATTCACAGCTGCGATAGCAGTTGTCATGCTTCCAGCACAGATATCAAGTATTGTGTCGTTTGGGTTGCTATAAGATTTAATCAAGTATTCAATAAGCGCAACTGGCTTCTGCGTAGGATGTACAGCTGATTTCTGGACATCTTTCGGAAACCTTAATACAGATCTTGGATACCTCTCTGTGCTATCGTAAGTTGTTAAACTGTATTTTTGATAATTTGTCGTTTCCTTACAATTCAATTTATGGTTTGCTTTGCTTACCTTTCTGGGATTACCAGTAGACTTTTGTGGATTGTATGTAGGAGTTTTTTTATAAAAAACACAAATATCCTCGTGTGATCTGAGTGGCATTCGGTTTGCATTTAAAAAACCAGTCGGCTGATTCTTTTCCCACACTAGATTGTATCTCCAATTTTTTCTATTGCTTTGCATCAAATCAGCAGTAAACATTCCACTCGCAAACAATATAATAGCTCCTGTGTCTTTGACGATTCTGTCAATTCCTTTCCAAAGCTCAGCCAGTGGAATAGCAGCATCCCATTTATTATGAGTTATTCCATATGGCAAATCTGCACAAATCATATCAATAGATTTATCTGGAATATCTTTCATGCCAATAAGACAATCAATATTTTTCATATAGTCAACAGTCATCGGTACACAACCTTCTTGCTAACCTCAGCAACGCTGATTCCGGCTGCGGTTCGCCGTACCTCAACGTCTTTACCGTTTTTGAGTGCCGCCGCTATAAGGGCGGCTTGCTCAACAACTTTTGTTTGTAAATCATCTTCTTTAATCAACTAGCCCTGCCTCCTTCCACGCCTGATACAGTTTCTCACCATTCCATGCAATCCAGTCAACCATCTCTTCGTTCATCGCCCATGCACCGACAATGCTGTATGAGCTAATTGCAAGTCCCGATTCAGTGAGAAACGCATGGACAATTTCGTGCTGTAAAATATGTTTTACAAGTTCTTCTGACGATGTTGCCATTGAATCATGTTCTGGATCTGTATTAGGGTCTACATAGTAAATCTTCTTGCCGTAAGCGTCACACCATCCGTCCGCGATATCGCATTGCTTATACTGGTCACGGCTTACTTTTACAATTTGGTATTCCTGTCCCATTACATTTACTTTATTTGCAATCATCATATTGTTATCTCCGTTCTACAATTCAATCGAACACATTCCGATACACTGTGGTGTGTCAAAAATCTTTTCTCGCATTCGCCTAGTACAGACATATCTGCCTTCCTTCCAGTTAATGCGCTCATCTTTTCCTTCATCACACGTTATGGTTAAATCTCCAATATCAAATGGATTTCCATATGCTTTCCAGTCTTCGACAATGTAGCGGAACATATCTTCGACAGAATCAAAGATTCTCATTTCTGCCATTGCGTCGCATAATACTCCTCTGTGTGGTCTATATTTCACCATGAATCAGCCCTCCTCAAAAGCATAATCTTTGATTTTTCTGTCAACGAATCGAATCTGGCTCGGATTTACCTCACCCATCGTGCCGTCCTCATACTCTACAAGCCCAAATATCATGCTCATTTGTCCCTCTGGACAACCGCCAATGTACAAATCCGCTGCAACAGGCTTTGCGAAATTATTCCACATATGGAATAACGCTTTCTTTTCTTCGCCATTTTGAGTTACAATACATGGACGAACCCCAAAGTTGATTTCTATATTCTGCATTTACACCTCCAGTGTACGTGTATACCTGTATCAACGTACATATATAGCTAGCATAATGTACGTGTATATAGCTAGCAAGTTAATACAAGTGTTTGTAGAACAACATTTCTCGAATGCTGCCAGACATGTAGTGCGATAAACTTTTTACAATAACTCCATGTTTGCTGCCATAATCAGTTTTTAGATACTCTTCAATCAAAACTTTATTGCTTTGAAGGTCATCATAGTCGTCTTTCAAAGATTCTTGTGACTTGATATAGTTCCTTGCAACTCGTTTAAGGCTCTCGTCTGATAGATTCTTAGCGTCAAAGCCTGTAGATGCTTTGTATTGGTGGTTAAACTCAAAAATAATAGCAGTCAGGCTGTTATATTCCTTGTCAACCCAGTCATTTTCCTGTTGCTCTGTAGTAAAGATGTTTCTAGGACTGTTTGAATACAGTCTGTGAAGCTCATCTTTAAGAATTGACTCCTTAGACTTGATAAAGTCATCTGGATCAACAGTAGGTTCTTTCTTTTTGGGGCTTGCCACTGAGTTTTGAGCACTTTTAGTGCGCGAAACCATGTATTTATCTCTATTGTCAACTTTAGTTGATAATAGAGCATGTTCTTTATCTGTATCACTTAAACTACTGTTATACTTAATATCTATTGTATTACTTATCTGTGGACTTTTTTCAACCCCACCCTGTTGATTTTTCTCCATACCCCCACATGGATTTTTTTCCATGTTAGAAGAAATAGATTTTTCATTGACAAAAGAATCAAAAAATTTCTGGGTGAGTATAATGATTCGCTTGTCGATTTCTTTAGTGTTTTCTTTGTATTCAAAGATTCTTTCAATCAATCCCAGTTGTTCAAATTTTAAAAGCATCTTTTGGATACTATTTTCTTTTAAGCCAATGAAGTTGGCAAAATGCTTGTTAGAAGCAAAACAGCCTTTGTCTTTTTGAGTAAGGCTGTATATCTCAATTAACAAGAATTTCTCTCTAGGACTTAAATCCGGTGATAAATAAAGACGTTCTGGAATCCAGATTCCTTTAAAATCTCTGCCCTCCGATATTACTATTTCTTTTTTTGCCTTCTCTGACATCTGTTTTACCTCCTGTGCGATAATGTATTCCTGTGATTACAAATCAGTTGCCAGGCAGTCACAGGTTCTGCTTTTCGGGAGCTACCCTAGGCAACTGGAGCGCCGCGAGAAGGATTCGAACCCTCAGTCCTGTTACAGATCACCGATTTTCAAGATCGGCCCAGTACCATTGTGGCGTCGCGGCAAAAGTGGGTAGAGTAGGACTCGAACCTACATATCCGAAGATGACAGATTTACAGTCTGCTGCAATACCAATTCTGCGCATCTACCCAAATACCGCCTATACGGTTGCGGCTGACTTGTCCGCAGGTTGATTCTCACGGGGAGTTGCAGTTGCTACTTTGTGGGAAAAGAGAAAGGGATTTCACAAGAGAAAGAAAAAACCACATTGTTTACAAACTGCATATGGACCCTCTGGGACTCGAACCCAGACCCGGCTGCTTATGAGGCAGCTGCCCTAACCTATTGAGCTAAAGGTCCGTATGTGCCATATGGGACTCGAACCCACGACGCCTTGATTAAAAGTCAAGTGCTCTTCCAGCTGAGCTAATGGCACAACAGAGCTAGTTGGACTCGAACCAACAGTGCAGGAATCAAAATCCTGTGCCTTACCATTTGGCGATAACCCCAGCGTGATCTTATCCTCACAGACCACTGGCTGTCAAGACAAGATTCATGATAAAGAACGTGGAAAGTACTACAGCACTGGCAAATCTTTCTCTGGATCTTTTCTCATTCAGCCATCCTATAATGCTAGTCAGCATAAAGATGTTAAAAAGAGATGCCAGAATGCGGAGAATAAGAACAAACATTAAATATCCCCTTCCTTTCTGTGGAGTGAATTTTCAGCTTTGAAGCCGTCAGGATAGCGTTCCCAAAGCTTCTTGTTGTTTTTAATCGCAATATCCTCAAGAGAGGTATCAAGAGCCTCAGCAGTAAGTGCCAGATAATACAGCACATCGCCACACTCCTTGATAAGATGCTCTCTATCAAATGGATGCCCCTGAAAAATCTGCTTTTTAAGAAGATCAACAAGCTCACCTGCTTCACCTGCAGTACCGAGGATACCATTCATAAGCATGTTTTCCTTTGTCGCTTTTGTTACGTCTGATGCGGTTCTCATTACACCGCGCTGATACTCGTCAAATGTCATTTCGTTTCCTTTCCAGTGATAAGATCACTATACGGCAATGTTTCAATCCAGTCGCAAAAATCTCGCCATTCGTCCAGTTTATGGTTACGGCGTGCTTTATAGATGTTTGCAAGGACTTCGTAGTTAAGCGTTACATTTCTGGTCTGGTTATAAGAATCAGGCAGCAGCTGAATTAGTTGCCACCAATACTTCTTTTCCTTGGTAGCAAGATATTTTTGCCTGTAAAAATTAAGTATACGGATTGTCTGATTCAACAGGCCGATTGGCGAATGCTCTGCCCCGTGAAATATTGGGAAATCAGATTCAGCACTTTCAAAGCCAATAAGATGCTCTGCTGAGAAATCATCTAATGTAAATTCTTTGGCATCAATTCGATGCATGGTGCTGCAGCTATTCTTTGAAGCGCCTACAGAATACGTGTCTGCTTCTTTCCACCAATAAAGTGGTGCTGTAATTCTGATACATACCGGAAGCATACGCATAAATTTACGATGATCAGGACCATATGAAGATAAACGTCTCATAAGTGCCATATCTTCTTTACCGACTATAAATTGCGGAGACCATGTACATTTATCTGGTTGGATACTATCGCAGGTATCACAATCACGTTCTTCACCGAGGTGAAGACAGCCCCAATGACTATCGCTTTTAAGCCATGAATTGAAAGAATTTCGAAGACCTTCAATAGCAAATTCTATTTGTTCTGGGCTTGGTAATACAGCATGTTCTAATTTAATCATAAAGACTCCTCTATTTTGAACGCTTCTTTTTCGTATTCGATAAAAGATTCTAAAATTTTATCGAAAAATACATATTTGAAATATTCTTGAAGTTGGCAAGTATCAAGGTCTTTCAGTAGCCAAAGCTCAAAAGCATAGTTAAGGCGCCACGGAGTACCATCACATGTTTTTTTCTCAAAAGTAACAATTATGTGGTTAAAATGTGATGAAATAGTCTTAGCATCAATTCCAAAAGACTTGCTAAGCTTGATCAGCGCAGAAATACATTTGTCTATATCACTCATAGATGTCCCTTTCTTATCGAATTGCTGACAAAATAATCTTGTTATTACACTGCGGACAGATGATGTAAGTTGTATTTTTACTGCTTAGCCAAAATGCAGATGATGTTTCTGCAATTGAGTGCGACGATTTCTCAAGAATGTCAGAAATATCGTAGCTCAAAAGTGCACCGCAACTTGGACATTCAGCTTCCTTTCTTGTGCCAGGTCTCAGAATTTTTATCATTTTGCACAATCTCCTAACGCTTCGCAGTAAAATCTTTAAGTGTTCCAAGAAGTGCCTCTTTTGATCCAAATTCTGGAAGCTCCAAGATTAAAGCAGCTCTGCAAAAGCTGATTGTAGCATCAAGCCCCAAAACAAGCTCTAATTGCTCTAGCTGTTCTTTACCTATAGTATTTGCCATTGAATGAGCTGAAATTGATTGTGGGGCATTCTGCGGCTTTACAGCGGTATTTTGAGAACTTGACTTAGCAGCCATTATATTATTCTGCTGCTTAGCCTTAACCATAAAGTCCAAAATGTACTGACAAAGTTCCTGACGTTCTTTACATGCTTTTATTTTATTTGTGTCAGGATTAGGCACAGCTGAGAAATCGTTGATCTGCTTTTGATATCCAGAAATAACACCTTGTAACCATGTTGTTGCATTTTCAAATTTTGTATTTGCCATTACTCCTCCTATTCATCCAAAAGGGATATCGCTTTAACAAACTCGCGAGGAAAGAAAGCTTTTAAGCTAGAAGTGCAAGATACGTAAAACAATTCTTCGTTGGTTAGATAGCCATAGTATCCGTCTTGTGGATTACAATAAGCTTCTATTGTTTCGCTTGTGCCGTCAATAAATTTAACTAAAACTAACTTTGTGTCATTCATTGCTTATTCCTCTGGCATGTAGTAGATATCTGGTGAGAAGCTAGAAGCAGAAATATTTAATTCTTCAAATACCTCGGCTGCTCTGGCTGGAGTCTTATACTCTGCAAGTACCATGTATTGGTTTGCAGTCCTTGCAAAGATAGTTTCATCACGTCTCAACAAAGCAACGTTATAAAACTCAACAGATTTGGTTTTACACTGTGAAATGATTCTCATTAGATAACCTCCTGTTCTTGTGTTCTATCTGGCATGTAACCATTTGGGTAACGTTTATTCGTTCACGATTGATTCCGTGTCCTTCACGGCACAACTGGCAAACCAGTATGTCACCGCAATGCTGACATTCATCGGCTATTTCTTTGGTTGATATTTTCATTTTATAGTTTGAGTATATTATGCCTTGGCGCTATGGCAAAGAAACTGTCAAGGCTCACAGCTTTTATCTTTGCCATATGTGTAGTTACGAGTTAAAAGGGGCTTTTTATTTTGGAAAAATATTTTGGGGACTAAGTAGCCCCATGCCGGGGGCATGCTCTCAGACCCCTACACCCCCTTTTTGTGTGATCATCTGGCAGGCTGTGCGGATGGTTGCGGCTTCTGCTCCGTGGCGGCAAGACCTGAATTGTGTGCATTTGTATATACAAAAGCAACAGTGTTTTGCTGCCCTGGTCTGAGTATACGCACCATTGACCGTTAAAAGTTCGTAAAACAAACATTATACGTACTCTATGTTACTTTGAAGATTAACACAGATCAAGAAACCTTGACTAATCTTAATTTAAATCGTCAGATAATTTGAAATCCGATAGTTTAGGGGCTTCTGGTTCTGCGTCAATGACTTTTTCCCACTCTTCCGCCGTTATCTGCTTGGCTTCTGGTGCTGTCTCAGCTGACAAGCGGAACTCTGACGCGTTGACATAGTCGCTATTGTTAGTAAGATCAAAAATTGCAAGCACTGGCGGCATTTTGCCAGTAAATGCAAGCTGTTTCTTACAAGCTGTTATAACGCCTTTTACCGCGTCTATAGTAGACTTCCAATCACTGCCACGCTTTTCATAGCCCGTGATCATGTGCCGCGTAACTCCCAAAAATGCCGCCCAGGACTCTATATCAGGCACTAGGCGCAGCTTTCCGCCTTCCGTTGGGGTTTTGTTTACGTTCCGGACAAATGTCAGATACTCTTCTGAGTCGTGCTTGAAACTTTTTAGCCCTTCGGGAGAGTTGCTATACATGGGCTGTGAGCCTTTTTCACGTGCCCTGGCTAGCCCCTGCAGAGATACGTCAAGGATAGCATCCAGTTCGTCTCCGTCCATGGTTTCTGCAATATCCCTATAGCTCGGCATTCGTTTTCCTCCTCTTGGCATTCTGTAGCCCTCCTTTCCCTGTATTTCTTTTTGTCGTGCGTATATGTGGCTATATCTTAGCCTTTCCCCTTCAAATGCCTTCTAGCCGCTTTCTGTGCCCTTCTAGCGCCCTTCTGTGCGTGCTCATCGTGTCCAGCTCTCACATGTGTCCGCCTCTGGCTGTCTGTCTGTGTATCTCTCGTCTGTTGGCTGTCTCTGGCTTGATGATCTGTCTGTTGTCAGCTTCTGCGCTCTGTATCTGTATATACTTAGATACACTATACACATACCTACTTACCAGATATCTATATACTGTACATACAGATATACATATACTTATACATATACTTATACCTATACAGTACATAGAGATATACTATACATACTCACCTTATATGTACTTTACATATATACCTTATACAGACATACTTAATATATATTATCAGATAATATATTATATATACTATACATATACAGATATTATATACATATACACCATATAATTATAAATATAATATAAATACACTGATAATATATTAAATATACCGATAGTATATTAAATGTATATACCATATACATATACAGTAAATATATATACTGTATATATTATATATAAGGAAGCGACACGGAAAAGCTGTAGGCTTGGGGAAAAGGAAAAAGCCCACGACCAGAAAAAGAAGCACCGTGTTTTAGCACGGCTTGAAATCTTTTCCGATCATGGGCTATATACTCTATATATCCATATCTAGGCTACATATAAATACTATATATAGTAGCTTGATTACATAATACAACAATATGAGGTATAAATCAAGTTAAATATTTTTAAAAGTGCAAGTTGCACAAATTAAGAATTTACGGCTGAATGTCTGAAAATGGGTAAAGAAAAACGGCAAGCTGTACACCTGCCGTTTTGTTAGTGTTTAAATCATTCGTCTGGTTCACCAAAGACCTTGATATACTCTTCGGTGCTTGCGTTCTGCTCCATCCACTTTTGCGCCTTTTCTTTGGTGTATGGGATGATTTCCTCAGAGCCTGTCTGATAACCGTTCCTGCATTTGCGATATCTGCTATTTGCATCGCCCGAACCGTACAGGAAGAACTCCCCAGTTTTCTTTCTGTACAGAGTCTCCTCAAAATATGAAAATCTTCCGTATGCCCCGTTATCGTAATAGCCAACTTTTTTAGCTGTCTCCGTGTTGTACATTTTTCCATCAATAATTTTCTTCATGTCTTCGCCTTTCTGCCCTCGTAACCTCCGGGGCGGGTGCTTTGATATTTACCAGATTTCAACGCCGAGCTTGTCAGCTGCTGCGCTTACTACGTCCTCTACGGTGTCACTGTCGGCGCTGTCGTACTCGTCCGCCATATCAGCCAGTTCACACAGCTTGCGGCAGTCGTCGGGGTTCCACTCTCCATTGTGGCGGATGCGATACGCGGTAAGTTCTGCAGAATCCTCTTCAAGGAGCACAACAGCGTCAACATAGCGGTTGCTGTCTGGGTCTTCGTCATCGATATAATCATTTGCGCAATTCTTCCAGTCTTCCATCTGCTCAATGCAGTAATCTACATCATCGACCATAAAAGCATCAACTTCACCGTCAAATTCGAGACCTCCGGTTTCAAAAAACTCATTGGCCCAATCTGGACCATATCCGCTGCCATTCCAAATTTTCATTGTGACTTCTACAAGCTTCTTTCCGTCTGTCATCTTCATATCTTTTTTACCTTTGCCCTTTGGGGCTTCCTTTCTTTCTTTGTGCCTTTAATATAACTTAAAAAAGTTACTATGTCAAGACTTTTTTTGAAAGTTTTTTAAAATTTTTTCTTCTTCGGCTTGGTCTGGTGCATAGTATATAAGGTGCTCTGGCTGCATGTGCAAGATGCAGCATATACGATTGATAGCATCAAGGCTTATGTGTGTATCTCCTGCCTTGATCTTTCGCCATGTATCCTGCGACAAAATGCCGCTTTTCTGCGCTGTGTAGGCTGTAACGCCTGCGGTAGCCAGTGCGCCGGCTACGTCAAACTTAAACTTTATCATACTTGTAGTACTCTCCTTTCGTGCTTGGTGTATCGCTACATATATATAGTAACTTTTTAACGGCAAAAAGTCAAGAAAAAATATAACGAAAAAAAGTTATAAAAAGTCTTGACATAACTTTTAAAAGTGATATAATAAGGGTGTAAACAAAAAAAGCCGGTTGCACTACCTACCAAGCAAACGCAACCGGCACCAATCAAAAAAAGAAAGGTAGCTTGATTATACATCAAGCAAAGGGAAAAAACAATGTTATATTCAGAGTTAGCAAAAACTTACAGAAAGCTTTTTAAGAAATATCCAAATATTTCTAGTCTCCAGGATTTCGGCGGCAAGATTTTAGAAGAAAAAACAACCTATGCTAAGCGCGGCACGCGTTGGGTTGAAGTGAAAAAAGAAGAAAAAGAAGTACCGGCAACTTATGTTTTTAATGTATTTGATGCAGTACAATTTTTTAAAGACTTAGGCGGATACGAAAAAGTAAGTTGTGGCTATACAAAGGCCGGATATCTTCCAGACGAGTTACTAAGTATCAGCCCTAACAGAACGGAAAAAACAGTAAGAAAATATTATTTCATTTAAAAAAATAAGGTGGGCGAAAATGCCCACCTTTTTTTATTTGCTTCGTGCCTGATCAAGTAGCCGCTGCGTCTGCTTCTGGCCGTATATATCCATGATATCAAGCTGATACCGTGCATCAGTCAAGAGCCTTTGCAGGTCTACCGTTTCCAGGTCTGGCGTCTGGCTCTTGGTCTTCTGGCTGGACGGCTCCGGCTCTGCCGCAGGTGCTGCAGGTCCTTCTGCATCTGGTGCCGCTGATCGGATGCTATCGCGGCTGATTTTTTCAGCTATCGCGGCTTTTATGTAGCCGTTGACTGATAGGCTTGTAGCTGCTGCCGCCTCTTGTAGTTTGGTGTAATCTTCATGCCGCAAATCGAGCGGCACGCGCTTATAAGTCTTACTTGCGTATCTTATAGTAGCTTGCTTGTGTGCGTCTGATATTGCCATAGGTTTTTTTCTTTCCTTTCCATATATTATAGAGGCCCCTTTTCCACCTCTAGCATAATTATACACTATAAAGATAAAAATATACACGTACATAATGCACAAAAATATACACGTACATTTATACAGAATTACTATTGAATATACACGTACGTTGTTATATAATACAGTCAGAAACAAGGAAAACAACAAACACAGAAAGGAAGTAAAAAAATATGAAGAGAACAAAAAATATGATTTATAAGGCATCCGATGAAGCAAGAGAGCTGTTTTTATATGCTACTAACTCAGGCGTTTTGTATGATCGCCAGATCAAGCCAAGTATCGAAAACCTTAGAAAAAAGTTAAGAAAGGGAACCTTTGATAAAGATAAGGCGGCAGACCTCTTCTACTATGTAGCTACAAGTGCTTCGGCCATGTATGATAAAGACTTTGGATTTAGCTTTTCTGTCCAGCAGCGCTTCACAGCTGCGGTTGATATGGTCGATTTTTACATTGACGAAATTGAAGAGATTTAAGCCGAAACGCCCCGGCTTGGGGCGTCCGTTGGGGATTGCCTCCCGGCGCTGATGATGGCAGGCAAGAAAGGGAAAAGTTATGACAACATTACAAATTATTAGATTGAATGAAAGCGCCCCAGCTATGGCGCACGGTTTCCGTTATAACGTCCAGATCTGGACGAAGGACAGCGGCCGCGGCTGGTGCTATGCCGGAAACGGCAAGTTTTTAAAGACTGCAGGCGAGGTTCTGAGGTATGGCAAGGAACGCGCTGATTTTTACAGTGCTGACATGTACAAGGATTTTTACGCCTGTATGAGTGAGGAAGACGTTATATATTTTGTAGGGGTTTACAAGTGGCACGCCTTCCGCGTATATCCAGACGGAAAAATTACAAAGGCAACTGAGCAAGAACGCGAATTGGCCGGAAAATGGCTTGAAAGAGAGAAAGGAAAGCGATGATCACAACAAAAATTGTCTTGCTGGGCGACACTCACCCGGCAAGACTTCGCGGTTATGGTTACAGTGTGCAGATTTTTGTAGATGGTGAATACAGTAATATTTTCAAGCTGTGCCGGACTCTGGCAGATGCTGAAAACTACGCTAAGGAATTTTAAGTTTTTTTGTGTTTCTCCGCTTTAGGCGGCGAGGTTCACGACCTGGGGACACTTTACCGGGGAAAACCGGAACAAAAAAAGAAAACTAAAAGAAAGGTTAAAACAATGATTTTACAGACGGTATCTATCAGCGCAGCACCGCGAGAGCTGCATATAAAGCTTTTCAAGGCTCACGGTGATGAGCTGGAGAAGCTTGAGAAAGAAATTGCAAGCCTTGACGCTGTGGCCCTTGTGTCATGGGCGCGAGTATTCGAGGCGGTAAAGGCTCCAGGTGTGGTGGCACACTGGGAAGTGCAGCACGAAATTGGCGGCAAGGCATACACAGAGCAACGAATACTGCACGCATCCGTAAAAAATCCGGGCTGCATTCAGTTTTCTACAGCTCACAGCTACCCAGACGAATATATCCCGGTGATGGATTCACAGTTTAAAAATGCAGCTGATTTTTTCAGATATGAAGCGCCGACATTAGCAGTTGTTGCTATCGAAAAGGTTGCGTGAAACGGAAAGAGGTGATAAGATGAAGGTAATCTGGGAACCAGACCTGCAGATTGAGAAGATGCGCAGCGGTGCAGAGCGTGCTATTCTCTGCCAAAAGTCAAGAGGATTCAAGACAACGATTAAAAAAATCATGAAAAAAAATGCTTGATGCAGTAGCAAATGGCATTGGTGACTTGTTACTTGGCGCGTTGATCTTCGGCGGTATGGCGGTTGCACTGTATTTTGGGAGTGTTTGATAGGAGAACATAAAATATTTTGCACAATATTTACAATGTGCAAACAGTACTGCTATCTTATAATAGTGCATATTGACAAAGAAAGGAAGGGCAAATATGAATTGGGAAAATTTGCTGAAAGTGTATGAAGATATGGGTGTTGAGGATATTATCCCAATAGCCCATACAAGAATTTTACCACATATAAAGGTATTGCTCGATGAAAATGGAAATTACATAGGGGCGATGTTAAACGGTAAAGACCGTTTTACTATTCCATGCACCATTGAATCTGAATCAAGGACAAGTGGAAACAATCCACATCCAATTCATGACAATATGCAATATTTGTCGGCAGACTATAACAAAGAAAAACACGACAAATATATGGAACAATTAGAAGCCTACATTTCTGAAGTAGATGACAAATTGGCAAAATCAGTATACAGATTTGTTCAAAAAGGATTGATGAGGGATGTTTTACAAGGATTTCTAAAAAAGATTCCTTATCCAGAAGAAAAAACTGTTGTTTGTTTTGTAATGGCTCCACAGGAAGAATTGATAAGAGCAAGTTTTAGTGGAGAATATGAAAAATATTGCCTGAATCTTCTTCGATCAGGAGACGGGCAAAACAAGCAATGGAAAGACTATTATCTTCATAGTTTGGAACCAAACGGAATGTGTAGCATTACAGGAAATAACGATTTTATTCCTGCAACTTATCCGAAGGGCATTAGATTTGCGGGTGATGGGGCAAAACTTTTTGTTGCGTCATCTCGTAATATTATGTTGAAAGGAATGCCGGCTCTTGCGCCTGGTTACATAGCGTCACAAAAAATACTGCATACGCTTCAATGTCTGTGCTTTGAGGGACCACAATGGGCAAGTCAGGTAATGCGCGACAATTTAAAATCTTTTAAAGAAATTGATTTAACAGCGGATGAAGAGAAAATAGTGGAAAGGTATATAAAAAACATACTTAAAGAAAGTAAGACGTGTCAAATAACTCCTGACTGTAAATAAAGGCTTGAGAATGTAAAAATTTTGAGAGGGGGTGAAGATGAATGATTGGTAAATACAATATTCAGATAGGCGATGTATTTGGGCAATGGGAAGTAATAGGGCAAGGCAGCAAGCCCTATTACTCAAAGTGCAGATGTACTTGCGGTACGATTAGAGATGTAAGCAACAGATCTCTTTGCGCTGGTGATTCTAAATCTTGTGGATGCAATAAGGAATACTTAAAAGCCAGACGAAAAGAATCTTCGGTTAAGACTGGTGATCGTTTTGGAATGTGGAACGTGATTGGCGAATCAAGCAGACCGTATTCAGTTCTATGCAAATGTGACTGTGGGACAGTTAGAAACGTATATAGTCGTATGCTATTAGCAGGTAAATCTAAATCCTGTGGGTGCAATAAGGAGTATGTAAAAACTACCTCTAAAAAAATATCCGAAACCAACTTGAGAATTGCACAGAAAAAAGTCGGAACTAGTATCAATGGATTTAAAATTGTAAGTATTTTTAAGAAAAAGGGGGAGAATGTTTTTTATTGCAAAGCTATATGCCCAGTTTGCGGAAAAGAAACAGAAACCCAGTTGTCCAGATTGAAAAAAAATTATATGTGTGTAAATTGTAACCGTAATAATGGGGACTTTTTGAAAGAAATACAGAAAAGCTGCTATGTGGATGGTTCTTGCTTGCCAAGCATTAGATCAAGAGAAAATGGAACTGTCAACAAAAATTCTAGTACAAAAGTAAACGGGGTTTCGCTTCAAAAAGACGGAAGCTATAGAGCATATATAACATTTAGACATAAACAATATCATTTGGGAGTATATGCTAGTCTGGAGGAGGCAGCATCGGCACGCAAAGAGGCTGAAAAAAAGCTCTTTGGTGAATACATAAAGAGTCATCAGGGATGGGAAGATGAGCTAAAAGAAATCGGAAAGAGACATAGAAAAAAACCATAATAAAAAGTAGGGATAGAATCAAATCTATCCCTATTATTTTACAGTTCTTGACAGTATTTTACATTACTTTACATTATTATACATTATTTTACATTAAAATAATGTCAAAATCTATCGGCTTTTCTTACGGCGCTGCTTCTGCCTCTGCTGTTTGTATTCGGTTCTTATGACTGTGATATTTCCGACAGTTTCCTCAGTTCTGATTCGCTTCAAACTGCCAACATAGGTTATTATGCTGATTTCGTGTTTTTTTCCACTTCTACTACCCATATCATCCCCTCAACTTTCTCGTAAGCTGTTGTCCAAATGATTCTCGATACGTAATTTTTATATCTGTGTTCACATCAATAGGGCGTCCAACGACTAAAATTTCTGTGGGATGGAGTCGGGAGCACATTTCTTTGAAGCCCTGTCGATAACACTCCTTGCCTTGATCGGTAAAGCAGCCGTTTGTGCTGACTGCCAGCGTGCTCTCTTCTGGTAGCCCTTCAAAACAAAACTCAAACGTCTCTGTGTTTCCCCAACCTACAGTTGGAATGACGTTACAGCCGTTCATAAATAGCCACCATGCCAGGGCGCGGCTTCTGTACACTTGATGTAGCTGCATGACCTTTGGCATAGAATCATAGAATGAGAAGTCAGGAGCACAGACATATTTGAAATTTTCAAGCATCGGAAGATACTTTTGCGGTTGATTCCATAATGGTTCGAACCGTGCATCATCAATAAAAAAGTGGCAAAGCGCCTTCTTCGGATTTTTTTCTTTCACCGCCTCACAAAATGATACTGCATTAAGCCCACTCAGAGAAGCGTGTACTGGGAGCAGTTTTGGAAATCCCAGTGGAGTAAGTTCGGATTGATAAAGATATCGCTCACGGAGAACGTCTTTTTGCGTGTGAATCTTTGTGTACATCTGCCTTCCTTTCTGGCACATTGCCTAAAGTTGTGCGTGTACTGTGATCTTTATTTTATGCACAGTACCTAGTTGTATTGTTTCCTAAAAGCTGATATATAAGTTCGTCTGCAACATTTACTATACTCCTGCCAAAAAGACTTATAAAGTCTGCGACAATTTCCTCTGTTTCAATCGGGATAGAGTATCCGTATTCCATTGCGTGAACATGTGTTAATTCGTGGCACAGCACTTTATCAATCATCTGGTTTGACAGATCATTACACATAAAGACGGTCTTTAAATTGTTGTCGGTTACACCGAGAGTATATGTTCCGTCACTGCGCTGCAACTGCGGATCGCCAGGATTGACAAAGCAAACTTGCCAAGTGTTGTTATTTATTGTAAAAAGCATTTGATACCCCCATTATAGCACATTTATAGCAAGTGCGCAATTGAAATAAAACCGGGAGCATCTGCCCCCGGTTGTACCATTGATTATATACGCTGTACCCAGTTTGTCATCTTGGTTTTCATCATTGTTTTTTCGGAAGCTGAAAGCCCTGGCATGATCTCTTTAAGATCTTCGTCAATGACGGCCAGCAAGGACTCAAGCCCTCGCATGTTTGCGTCATTATCTTCTTTAGTGTTAGCTTTATGCATGTCCTTAGTCTCACTGTATGACCTTCTAGCACGGTCATATCGGCTTTCTGACTTCATTCCCATATCTTCTACGTTTCTACCATCTGACGGCATTTGGGAGCCTCTACGTGGGTCAGAGTAGTACATGCGCCCAAAGCGGAGTCTATCAAGATCACGCATACGCTCTTCTTCTGGCATATCAGCCCATTCATAATACATTTCTGGTGTCATGTGCCAATAAGGTGGCTCGTCATAACCACGTCTACCTATGGTTCTTGTACCTCTACCCTTTGGGGCGAATCTGCCGTTAGCATATCTGTAGCGGTCGTAATAGCGGCGTGACGGGTAATCACCGTATTGCTCAACCATTTCCATGATTTCGTCATCGTTTTCCAATCTATCCATTGCCTCAACGATGCGATAGTCTTTGTCAAAGCAAGCAATGTTCTTAACGATTTCAGTCCAGTCTTTTAAATCATCAAGATTCTGACCTTCGAAATTATCAATTCCGATAGCTTTGGCTTTTTCTTTGACACATTCTAAGATCTCTTTAGCCCATTTATGCATAGTCTACCTCCAATCAAGCAACTCTATTCACTACAAGGTTTGCGTTAGCGACTTCAATAGCAACGCCACTTGTATTCTCAACTGCAATATTTACGCAGCAGCCACGTGGAACACTGATAAAAATGCCTGAGGACACATTATTAAATTGAGATACTGCAGCTGGTGTTGAAATCATTTTGGAAGCAGGCACTGGCTCACCACTGATAGCAACGGCTAATGATATAGGAGCCGCAGTTCCACCGGCTGGAAGAGCTATATTCGCGGAGAAGTTTACAAAAAACCGTGCCTGACACTGATTCGTAAGACCTCTAAGAGTAATGATCCCACTGCCTTCACGGTGCTGGATGCAGTTTGAACCCTTAACAGATGTGTTTGTAAAAGTTACATTTTCATTTGCCGCAACTTCCTGTGTTGCGACTGCAACATATTCTGCCATTTGATACCTCCTTAAAATAAGGGACAGGCTCTATTTCGAGTCTGCCCCTTTGCTGATAGTAATACTGCGTTAGTTAGCAGACATAACCGTTTTGGTTAAGATACCGATATTTAATTTTGTCAGCAGTTGCAACCACTATTGCATCCGCATCCGTAAGCATAGCCATAGAGATTAGATGCTGGGAAAGACGGTACTGGAGTAGGTCTTACAGCGTCAATAATCTGATTGGTCTGCGCAGCCATTGCTGTGGTGAGCAGTGCACTCTGGCGATCCTGTGAAGCAGCTCTGCGAAGATCATTGTTCTCAGCCTGCAAGGTGGCAATCTTGTCCTGGCAAAGGTAGTCAAGGATGCTTCTCACACCTGCATTTTGGTTGTCAATAATATCTCTGGTGTTGTTGTTCATAGTGTTCTGCAATGCGCAAGTGTTGGTTGCCATATTGTAATTTACACCCTGAATAGCTTCGCGTGTCTCGCAGCAGCAGTTAGCTAACTGTGCCTGCAGAGCATTTGTATTTTGCATATTAGCTACGGTATCAGCGTTGATAGCCTGCTGAATGCCATATCCAGTCTGCATGATGTTTGTGTTGATTCCATTGAATCCGGTTAACATGCTATTGTTAACTGCGTAGAATCCATCACAAATACCATTGTTGATTCCGTCTAACTTTCCAACAATCGCTTGGTGATCAAAACCACGCTGAATTGCGCTATCTGTGTAGGCTGCCGCGGTAGAACCCATGCCACCACCGTTATTGCCCCAACCGCCGAAGCCATTACCCCAGCCGAAAATGGCAAAAATCAAAATGATCCAGATCCATCCCCAACCGTCGTTGCCCCAGCCACCGCTGTTGTTACCGTTACCATCAATGCTAGCCACTAATGGTACACTACAGTTTCCTGAGTTAAACATACTATTTACCTCCGTAATATTTTTTATATACATAATCTTGCGCAAGAATTAGTATCATGTTTTTATTGCATTCCAAATTGATTTTTTATCTGGCGAACTGCATCGTCAACATTTATCCCTTTCTCTTTGCAAAGGTTGCGAGCTAATTGTTCTACACCCTTTGTATCACCTTTATTTGCCATATCCATAGCATTTTTTAAAATAGGATTGCTCATAGCTTGGCTGTTTCCAGCCATCTGTTGCAAAAACTGCTGCGGATTCCTCATGGCTTGAAATAGCTGAAATGGATTATTCATTCTCATTCGCCTCCTTCTTTAAGCCTCCGGACCTTTTAGGCGCTATCTTAGGTATCAGCTCATCAAACTTCTTTTCGAGGCTATCAAATCTTGCCATAAATGCCTCTGTAGCCTCGTCAGATAGCCCCATTTTCATTTTGGACATGTCGGCTGAACTATTTGCCACATCTGGTTTTGAAGCTGTGTACGGCTTATATACAATCGTTCTAATGGTTCCGTCTGCATTCCATGATTTTGTATAGATCTCCGACATGTCTTGCTTTGGGAATACGGCAACTGAACCGTCCATAGGTACATCGTTCGCAGTAATTTGTTCGACAGCTTGCACGACCTTTCCGCTCAATCCAGCCTGCTGCTGTGGCTGAATGCTTTGCTGCTGATTAAAAAGCGGCTGGTTTTGCTGCAGATCATAACGCGGCTGCTGATATTGATACGGGTAATAACTATTATATTGGCCATACATTGTCTGTTGGTTGTACGGCTGATACATCTGATTTGGTATCGGCATCGCCTAATATCACTCCTTCCTCGTCAAGGACCTCTCCAATAGCTTGAATCATTGCTGATTGATACTGCATTGGAATCATACATACATCTGGTCTTTCAAATATTTTAGTTAAAAATGATTCGGGAAACATCATTCACACCTTCCTTCCTCTTATTCTGACTGTATTGTGCCATAAAACTAAGATGTAAAAACGACAAGGATACGACATGTTAACGACAAAAAGAGCTGCCAGATAAACTGACAACTCTTTTAAAGAATATTTTACTGTAAATAAATGTCGAATATTGTTAAATAAAGTCAAATAATGTAAAGAAATGTAAAATACACTATTAAAACATCTGCAATTCCTCTCCGGTGTCCTTTGATGTGAGTTTGATAGAGACATCATATCCTAATGCTTCAGATATCTGATGTATATCACTTTCTCTAAAATTATTTAATCTAAGCTTTTTGGACACGTTAGATTGAGAGCACCCTAACAGTTTTGCAAGCTGAACTCCGTCCATCTCTTTCTTAAACATTATTGTTTTTACAATGTTCGAAAATGTGTTTTTGCTTTCCATTTACTCACCTTCCTCCTTCGGTTTAAGATCTGCCTTGTAAGAGCTTAAATGTTCTTCTATAGTTTCAAGACTATTGGATTCCTCTGGAATCAATCGGTTGAGATAATATAAAAAAGAATTATAAGCCTTTGCTGTGCAATAATACTTTTCCTTGCCATTCACCGTAACTATTCGACCTCTAAATGATGTCGGGGATGCATTATCAATTAAAGATTTAGAAAAGTCCAGTGCAGACTGCTTGACCATTCTTAGAAAATATTCAAATGCGGTGGCGCTTGATGAAAGAAAACTGGACCAAATCAAATCTAGGTTACTAGAAAACTCATATTTTTTAAGTTCAGTCGGATTCTGCTTGCCACTAGCCATCTGAATATTGTAGGATAATACACCAATTTCATTTGTGATATAACGGCATAGTTCAATGGCAACAGATATGTAATCTGCAAAGTTAGGATCGAGATTCGCTGTAAATCTTTTTGAACATTCATCGACAAACTTCATTGCCTTAGAGTCATACATCATTCCACAAGTTTGAAAGCCTGCGTTGCTAATTCCGATTAAGCGCAACCATGTAACAGTGTCTTGATTGCTGTAAAGTATCTTGTCGAGTAGTTGCCACAATGGAACATCGTTAAATAAGCGAAGTGGTTTAGCGCTGTTACTATTTAAAATGTAAAGTGCCATGGTTTCAGCTACAATACGTTCTTTATCAAAAAACTCCCCACCCAATGCATTAAATCCGGTTATGACCCCATTTTCACGCTTGAGAAATATCCTGCGCGATTGGTGCGTGAATAATTCCGCTGGGTTAGAAGGTGGATCAATCTTTTTGCGCTCATCGGATCGTGGCGAGCATTCCCATATTGGGCAAGGCTTAGGCCACAATTCTCCATTACCATTCTGTAAAGGAACTAGGTTCATCATAAGTGTTTCAAAAAGATTTCGCCCGATTGCGTAAACAATAGTATTTTGCCCCAACCATCCAATACTGATTGACGGCAAACCTGCTCTACTTGGCTTTACAGAAACATCGTCATACCCATTGATAAAAAGAAGCCATCTAGCCGCTTCTGCATATGTTAGTTGCATTTTTGCTTCTCCACTTCTTGCTGCAAAAATTCGTACCTTGTTGTTGCTTTCAGAAATTTCCCCGTTTAACTTTGCAGCACCAAAAGCAGTTCCTTTTTTAGCTTCGTTTGCCTGATAGAATGGAGCATCAGGGTGAAAAAGCCAGAAACGTTCTCTACATTCCTCTAAATATTTTAAAAATGCTTCTGGAAAATGTCCGAGACTCCAATAGCTTTTCCAACGACTGATTGCTTCATCCCTATTCAAAAGCGGAATCTCATCACCGTTTGAGTCAAATCTTACAAATCCAGAATGAACAATTGCAAGAAGTAGCCGTATCATTGCGACATTTTGAGTATCTGTTTCACCTGCCAAATCCATGTATTCGTTACTGTGGGTGAAAATTTCTTTAAGTGAAACTTCTTTAACAGTATAATTTGGAAGTAATACACGCACCCAGTTTTCATCAAGCAAATTAAATTCTTTCTTCATATATATCCTTCTTTCTGCAGTTCTTTACTTTATTTAACAGTTCTTTACACTAAAATAATGTCAAATAAGGTTAAATACTGCTATTTACTAATATATATATTTCTTGCAATGCATAATCTATATTTATACGGCTCAAATATCCGATTTTTGCATTCCAATCTTGAGCCTGTGCAATCATGGCATAATACAGTTTGTGGCTCAGGTGAGCAGTTACGAAGAACACAAAGTCAGATTTTTTTAATGCAGCGTTGCGCACAGTGCTGACATTTCCTGCACTGATATATTGCCAATCCGGAAGATAAGTTTTAAGCTTCTTTATCAAGTTTGGATGCCCTCCAACAATTGTACCACTAATGTTTTTTAATTGCTGAATTTGCTCTTTAGATAGCTTATTTGCAATTTCGGTTTCCGAATCAGATTCCAGTGAAAACATATGCTCTCGTAAAGCATAAAGTTCCCTACGTTCACCCGCTACCTTTTGCAGTTCGGATTTTAGTGCATCATTCTTCTGCTTGAGTAGATTTATCTCATCAGATAAGCGCTGAACCTGCTCAGTACAAGCTTTTTGTTCAGACATCCTGCGTTCCTGAGATTCAGATAATGCAGATTTGGCTTGAAGCAATTCATTTTTAATGCTCTCTACTTCAATATACACGTCTTCGCGATTGTGTTGGAAGTAGTATTCCTTAGACTGCTTATATGCCTTACACATAGCTAATATATAGCTCGTATATTTTGCATAAGTCAGGAAATCCTCACGTATTCCTCCTCTTTTTCCGTGTGTATAAGCAATTGCTAGTGCTTCCAGATCTTCATGTGTGAACTGTAATTCAGAAAAAATAGAAACGCTTGAAAGTGACTCAATGTCAAACACTGTAGTGTATCCAAATTCCTCATCTTTTGGCGCTAACTGGATCTGCTTAAATAAATCTTTTGGAAGTTGACTAATGTATGATTTTGCTCTTTCCTGAAAAGCACAGTCATATTTCTTTAAGCCTTTTTGTATTCTGCGTTCTGGATTGTATCCGTAGTTTGCAATAAAGCAAAGTAATTCATCACATTTTTTACGTTCTTGCACTAACTCTTGCGGCCACATATTTAAAAAGTAATAGCCTGCAAATAAATGGCCATTAAAATTATCGTCCGAAACATGATCTGACTTTGCAAACTTTGCATAAATGACTTCACCGATTACACTATCAAAATGAAGCGGTTCGTCTTTTGGAAGCCTTTTAAAAATGTTGTATAGATTTCTGTATCCCTTTTTGAAAAGAATATCCAAAGAAGTCTGTGCTTGTTCATCTTCTGTGTAGCTATATTCGACGATTCCGAGTGCTTTTTTATAAGCTTCTTCTGTTTGTAGAGACAGTTCTTCCGAAAATAAAGTGTTGTAATATTCGCTCTGCTTCGCAGCGTTATAATAAGCAACAGCATTCTTACTGTATTCCTTTTCTAAATCTAATCGTATATGGCGTGCAAACGCGATAGCGCAAGCGTAAAACGGTATTAAGTTTACTTGTTCCATAAAATGCCTCCTTTCTTTAATTTTAGTAAAGAGTTATCTTGTGATAAAATTACCAAAATTTTATTTTTTGATTACGTAAATAGGATCTATTTTTTGATTTATTATAAATCTCATAATGTGTTAAGTACATTTCAAAATCATTGCTCCATGTCTTTTCTAATTTGACCTTATATTCTGTAATATGTCCAGACTTATATATTCGTATCGCATGATATCTGCCGCATATGTTGCTGCTTTCTGTATGCCATATAAATAAATCTACATATCCATTGTAATAATCTTTTTTAACTTGTTTATACATGTTACAGCATAATTCAGTTGTTGGTAAATCAAATTTGTCAATGTAATTAAATGCCATTGTAAACTCACCACTCGCAAACACAGTTAATGCTGATACAATATCAATTGTTTTCATATTATTAGCGGATAGCAAGCGTCGTAATGATTCTGCAATTGTACAATTTCGTTCGTATATTACATCGTCGAATTTCCCATCTGCGATGGCATTCTTAACGCCAACTATTCTTTCATAAATCTCATTACTTACCATAATAAAATCCTCCTTTTAACAATTTTTAACAGCTCTTTACATTATTAAACCTTTTTCTAATGTCAAATAAGGTAGAAAATTATAGATCATGTGTCCGCATGTATTCCTCGATGGCAAAGCAAGCAAATCCTGCTAGGGTGCGGCCTGACTTACGAGCAGCTTCTGAAAAGGCTGCCTTTTGTGATTCAGTGCATGATATGCTGAATTGGATCTTGCGCTCAGCTGCAGGGACTTCTCTGCGGCCTACATACCCACCATTGGGACCAATCTTCGGAGTTGGATTATATCCGGGTGTGTAAGTCCTGCTTGGGTCAACTGGAGCAGGGACAAATACGGACTTTTTTTCTACCGGCTGGATACTTGGAATTTCAGTTTCGCTAGTATCTGTAAAATCAATGCCAGCTGTCACATCAAAAGAAGTAGTAGTGGTGTTATCTTTCTTTCTCATCTATAATCACTCCTTAATTAGTTCTTTTGCGAACTGTGCATAATCAATGGCGGCGTTACAATTTGAGTCAAATCTCATGAGTGTTGTTCTGGTTGCCTGTGCCTTTTGTACAGCAATGCTTTCACGAATAGTTGTGCAAAAGACCTTTGTGTTGAGCTGCTTGGCAATCTCTTCCAAAGAAGCTTTAACTTCCTGGGCGAGGAGCTGGCGACTCTTATATTTCACCAACAAGAGTCCTGCAACCTCTAGGTTAGGATTATTTCTTTTCTTTACGCCCGTGATGGTTCTATTCAGTTCCGACAGACCTTGAATAGCGTAGCGGTCTGCAGTGACAGGAATGATGACCTTGTCAGAAGCAATTAAACAATTTTTAAGTAATTTGTTGTCAGCCGGAGCTGTATCAATAATAACGTAGTCATAGCCACTTAATTCAGAAAGAGCGTCTTTTAGTCTAAAATACTCATTCCCGTCACTTGGGAATCTTTGATCTGCTGTTTTCAGCTCTGGATCGGACGCAACTATGTCACCGATTTCTGTTTTTTGAATAGCTTCCGCAATTGGAAGTGGATCTTCAATGTCTAAAATAACATCGTAGAGAGTTGCCGTATCTTTGGACACTGCTCTATAAGTATCAGTGCTGTTGCCCTGCGGATCAGCGTCAACCAGTAAAACTTTCTTACCTTGCGACATTAAAATTGATGCAAGTGTAGTGGCTGTTGTGGTTTTTGCAATGCCACCTTTTTGATTTGCAATGCATATTACTTTCATTGTGAAACCTCCTTTGTGATTACATTATTTTACAATTCTTAACCCAATTTGACATTTCTTTACAGTAAAATAATGTTTTTTTCTTTCTTGGTTATAGGATACATTATTAGAACTAAAAAGTCAATAGTTAGAACTAAAAAGTTATAAAAAATATCTTTGAGGTTATACGTGTGACATTTTCTTTACAGTAAAATAATGTTAAAAAATGTTGTAAAAATCCCCTAGCATCATAAATACCAGGGGATTATTTATAGTTGGTTGATTTTTGATTTTATATCGGCAATCCTGCGATCAACCGTCCTAGTCGACACAGATAACCGGGTTGCTATTTCGCTGATAGATTTGCCTTTAGATAACATATCAAATGTTATCTCTTCATCGTCCGTGAAATTACTTCTAAGTTTGTAATCATCAAGCTTAGACTGGGTAAGTTTGTGTAATTTCACGGATCACATCATGACTCCTTGATTGTTAGCTCTTTAGAATCAGTTCTTTTGAGAATAATAAGCTGCCTATCCATATCCGGTATCTTCCAATTATCAACAGATTCAGAGTCATCTACGATGATAGGAAGGGTAGTAGCGTATTTCTTCTGAAAAGCCTTGCAAACATCTGTCTCGATTAAGATTTTTGCACCGTGATTAAGGTTTCTAGCGTATGGTTCACCGTTTACACAGAAATCACACGTTTCTTCTAGGTCGCCATTCACAAGCTGTCTGAAAAATTTCACTTGACAGTACTCTAAATACTCGTTTACTTTACTTTCCAGAAGCTTATGCTTGCGGATATTGAAGCGTTTGAGCAAGTCAAGCTGTGCCTGCGTATCTGCAATTAGCTGCTCATTCTTTCGGCGCTCGATGTTAAGCTCTGCAACTCTTGCGTCAATCTTGGCATTGATTTCGGTTTTTGCAAGCTCTGCTTTTAAGCCTGATAACTGATGCTGAAGATTATTTTCTTCTGCCTTGAGCTGTGCAAACGTTGCATTTGCAGTATTTGCTTCTAATTGGCTTTCAAGCTTTTTAATTTCTGCAGATCTGGTTTTTGACGTTTCGTCTGGCTCTACTGGAGGTAGAGTGGATATAGCTTTTTTCTGCGCAATTAAATCATCGACAACTCCTGATTTTTTATTGGATTCTTCGCGAAGGGTGGAAAGCTCTGTATCTGTAGCATTGAACTTTTCGCGCAAAGCATCAATAGCTTCTTTACATTTCATTCCATCGTCTGTGATTTCCTGCAACTTTTCTTCCTTTGATTCTTCAAAACGCTTTCGCATTTCATCCTGTTGATCAGATGGGTATTCACGCTTGCAATACGGGCAAATCAGCAAATTTTCATCAAACTGCATATCTTTATTGCTTTTCCAGTCACTTGAAAGCTTCAAACGCTTAGTTTCAAGATCTCGAATTTCAGAGTCAATCTGGTACAATTCATGTTCCTTGGCGTTTAAATTGTTATTGGATAGGAAATGTTCTTCCTTTGCTGCCATAATCTGAGCATCTAAATCGGCAATTCTTTTCCTGTTTTCAGCATTAGCGTCATCAGCGGCCTTTAATTGTTCCTGCTTCAACTTATAAATTTGTGCCTGAATTGTACGTTGCTCATCAAACGCCTTTTGCACATCAGTTTGTTTACTCTGGTTATCTTTTAGTCTGCTTTCAATATCTGTAATCTGACTGTTTATCAAGCCTTCATCAATGATAATTTTCTGCTTTTCCACCTCATCAATGCGGCTTGGAAACTCTTTGCGAATATCAAGCAAGCCTTTAGTGCCATTCCTTCCGCGTCTACCGTTCAACATGGTGTTGAATTTTGATTTTAATTCATCAACACTGCCATCATCCAGCAGTGGGAGAAGAGGGGAGAACTCTGGAAAACGTTCACAAACCTCTGCATTGGAACATGTTCCAAAGGTGGATTCCAAGATTGATCTGCAGTCAGCGGCACTTTTTGACAAGAGTGTTTTAGCGTTGATCAAGTTTGAAAGTGCGCTCACAGGAACTAATTCTTCTGCGATAAAATCTTCATAGTCACACTTCTTTTTAGGAATATCATTGATATAATAGTCAATAACATTACCTGTGAAGTCACCCTTTTTGTTGTAGTTCTGACGAGAAACCTTCTTAAACGTCTTGATGGAACCGTTAAGTTCTACGGTCATCTCGACTGTAACCTCAACATCGTTAATCTCGTTACCCGATTTATCGTGTGGCCTGATTCCAGTAATTTCTTCACCGTTCTCACCCCTGCAATTCAATACCCAAAAAATAGCTCTCTTAACTGTGCTTTTTCCGGATTCATTACATCCAGATACCTCTGTTTTGTTATATAAATCTGTGTCTACGGCTTTTCCATTGTAAAAACTGCAAAAATTATCTAGCTTTAAATGCTTAATTCTCATCGCTTTCCCTCTTTCTTTCGTCATCGGTTTCATTTGTGCTTGATGCAGCACACAAAGCAACTGCAAGCACACCAGTAATTCCGCCAAATAATAGTCCTGCTATTAAACCAATTAAAAAATCCATACTATTCATCCTTTCCGCTTACAGAATCTATCTCGAATGAGAATCCGGTTCTGTCTTCAAGCTCTTTCATAAAACGTTCAATGTCTCCGTCATATTCTTTTGAGAATTTGTCAACGTAGTCCATTGTTTTCTGCATTCGTTTGGCGATTGCCTCAGCCTTCCAATTAGGACAAGTATCTGCCAAAGCAAGTCCAAATGATGTTAATATGATGCTGTATATGTTGTCCACAGCGTCTTTATTTGCTTTTTGGTAGTATTTGTCATAAAGCTTGCGATCAACGTCTCGTGCAATATTTTCTTTTAACAAAGCAATTTTTATGCTTTCTTCTGCACCTGTGATTCGCTGTTCTACGGCTTTGTTTCCTTTTTTTGCTTCTCTTTCAGCCCGTCTCCTTTGTGCTCGTGTCATCTGCGCACTCCTTCCTATATACTTATTTCAAACTCTGGCAAGCAAGGTTGCTTGCCAGTTGAGCTGATTCCTTGAATCTTTTGAATTTCTTTTTGCTTCGTCAAAACTGTTGCATACGTTCTTAAAAAGTTACTCTGGACCACCGTTTCAAGATCTGTTTGTTCTGTTTTAGCCCATTTTTCTAAATTACCAGGGCTTCCAACGGCTCTTTGAACACATGATGGAAGCTTTTCAAATTCCTCTTCTGCATGGTATGTGCTATTGGAAGCAGCAGTGCGAACCATAGCCCATGCTTCCAAACCTGTTGGAATTTCTGATTGGTTTAATAATGCTATTTTTTCAACAATTTGCCCTATTGTTGGGGCGAATCCTTTACTCTCAGTGAGAATATAGGCTCTCAGTGCTGCGTCAACCTGTGCATACGTGTAGTCTGATAGTAGCCTAGCCCAAATTTGAGCGGTAGCATCAATATCTGCGACTTTATAGTTTGGATATGCTACAGTCATCACTAGCATTATTTTTTTTGCGTCATTCTCAGTCATTGGATATACTGCCTAAAATGGCATCAAACTGTGAGCGCTGTGGATTTTGCGGCTTTCTTTCAAATGTTTTTTCTACCCTTAACGGGAAAATGCCTATCCAACAGTTATCAGTGGATTGATTAAGCAACTGAATCTTTAAGTCCTTATCTCCGTGAGACAAAAACTCAAGCTTGATCATTGCTCTTTCAAGAGCTTTTGAAGTCAGTGGTTTCTTTATCTTTGTTCGCATCGAAGCATAGTCACTTAATGCCTCATCAAGTTCTGGATCATCTGAGTACTTTCCAGATGCCTTTACAGTAACAGTAAGTGCCTTTGTGTCATCGTATAATTCCTGCATGGTTCTTGCTGCTTCTTCATAGCCTAGTCCGTGCAATGCTTTAATCGTATTTATTACGTTTTCTTCATACGGCTTGCTTTTGACTTTTGCTATCAATTCTTTCTTTGTCATTTTCTCCATTCCTTTCTGATTCGTTAAATGCCAGATAACACATTATTCCGCAATCCTGCATTATTTCATCACTCATTCTTCCTCTGTTCGGGTCCAATTCGTCCAGGAATACACCATTGATGCAACTGTGTCCGATGTCTCGTTCAAGCTTCGCACGTGCTGCAAACACCTCTGGAAAATCTTTTCTGATCTTGTTCCAATAGCCCATGCCGCCTTTTACGCAGCCAATACAGTTATTGTTATTGTAGCCCATATCGTACATTACAGGGCGCTTTATACCCAAGCGATCAGCAAAAGCATGGCAATCTTGCTTGGACATTTTCTCCCTAATAAGCGGAAATTTATGCTTAAATTCAGGAAAATTTTGTACCATTTGCCTAGCTCTATGTTTTTCGTTCAAGTCCATTCCCCATACATACGTTAATTGGTATTGTAAGTGCTCATTTTCCCACTTTTTACGAACTGCTTTCTTTAACATTCCTGTACAAGGTGCTCCATTCTTAGAGTTTATGAATCTGAATTTTCTGGCTACATCTTCCACACAGTTAAACTCGGAAGATTTTAAAATTGTTACTTTCTTTCCAATGATTTTTTCTACATCGTGTATAAATCTCAGACTGTCTGGGTGCTGATCAGCGATATCTATATATATCCATTCGTCAACATCCTTTTCCAAGTATCCAGCAACAAAACTAGAGATTCCTGCTGATAACCAGCACACTTTGTATTTTTGCATAACACCACGCTACAAATGCATGTATCGTGGATCATAATTCGTTTGCTATCAATTGCGTGTGCAGCGTTTCCACTGCACACCTTTTCAGCCACGGTGTTTAAATTTTCTGATACGCCACCACGGATCACTGCGCATCAACCCGGTTTACCGGGCATTCGTTATTCCTTTCCTTCTATACTTGTAATTAGGGTATCTGTTGACTCAACAAATACCGCGTCACCTGAAACAACAACTTTATTTTTACAATAAGGGCACATTACACATTTGTTGTAGTAATTTCTGTGTCCGCAGGAGGTTATTTTGTTAAAAAACACATCATCTTCCTCATAGCTCAAATTTCTATCACATTCAGGACAAGTTATTACATTTTTCGCTTTAATAATTTTGATCATCTGTCTCCTTTCTCAAGCGCTTTTTCTGGCGGTAAACCTTTGATTCTATTATTCTTTCAACGAAATCTCTGCCACCAAAAATCATGATGATTTGAGTCAACATGATAATAACGTCAGCAGTTTCTTCAAGAATATCTGCTCTGGCTTTTGCCAGGTCTGTGTCAGGCGTTGGATTTACATTTCCACCCTCCAGCTGAATTGTCTTGCGGCGATGTTTAAGCAGCGCTTTTATCAGCTCGCTCATTTCTTCGATCGCCTGGTCGATTTGTTTATCCGCTCCGTAAGTATCAATACATTCCTGTAGTACTTCTGGATGCTCCGTTGTTGGCAATCCTGTTGTTTCATATATTTCCAAGTGCTCTCGATTTTCCGCCATTCCAATAAGTGCTATATAAAAAGTGGCAATAAAACTATCAATATCTTCCTCAGGCTTAAATTGCAAATCGTCATACATTTTGTCACTAAATGCTTCATCATTCATCGCTGATGCCTCAGAATCGCCGTATGCTTTATTAAGATTCCGTACAAGCTCCATAAGTGGAATTTCGCGTTTAAAATCTCTATACCACACATCACCATCTTTTACAAATGCACAATGGTGCATCAATGCTAAGATGTCTATCGGATTTTTAACAATTGTGTTAATCATATTTTTATACCTCTCTAGCCTTAATTAGTTTTCCTGCCAAGTCGTAATCGTATCCGGAATTTTCTTCTTTTTCATTCATGTAGTCGCAGAACTCCTGGCATTCTTCTTTAGTTGTGAAGAATGTATGCCACAAGTTTTCTTCTAATTCTTTGAAATCTTTGTTGTGATCCACTATTGTATCTGCACTATGACCATCTGTGTCGAAATACCCATCTGAGATTGCTTTGTACCAGCCTATAATCTTTCCGCTAGCGTCGCTAAGCATATATAGCAGATTTTCTTTCGGCTGATATGTTTTCTTACGTTCTCCGCATTTGCAATCATCGTCTACCACGTTTCCAGATGGTAATGTCACTTTGATTTTTCTGTACTTATCGCACTTGTCGCATTTCTTTTTGTACTGGTAGCTCCAATTTGCTGACCACATAACAGTCTTAAATTGTTCCATTAACTTTTTCAGCCTAGCTCTTCCAGCTTTGGCTTCAGCCTTTTTTGCTGCGCTTTTGTACTTTGCTTTCTCTCTCTCATAATCTTCCTTTATGGATTCAAAATTCTCCTTGATGCCCTGCAATTTTTTGTTTTCCTCACGCAGTTTTTCGAGTTCGTCCTTAACTTCCTTTTTTACAGATTTCCGAAGCTCGTTTTTAAGTTCTTCGATTTTTGCGTCAAACTCGCTCGGCCCGAAATAATCTTCGTCATCCATGTAATACATATTATTTGACCTCCTTTACAAGCTCTAATACTGCACAAATTACTGCTTCTTTTATGATGTTGTGAATGGACTTTCTATTTTCGCCTACCAGAACCAACTCATGCTTGATTGTATCATCATAATAACAACCGTCTCTGCATGTCCATTTCCCATTATGCAGTTCCACATCATATCCTTTGCTCTTCGATGCCTCCCCTCTTCCAGACCATCCAGCTCCCGTTTTTACAAAATAGCACGGATAGCTCACAAAAGGGTTTTTATACACTTTCATTCTCTGCCTCCGCTCTCAGAAAAACATATGCTTTGCTATCCGCAAAAATAATATTTTCTGGCTGCTCCTTGTGTACCTCTCCGTTCTCGTACTCTACAATTAATTCCGTGTTCACGTCTATTTCTCCTTCCAGTAGAGTCTCTGTCCGCACTGATCACAATATTTTGTTGCGTTTGGGATGCACGCAATGAGATAACTGCAAGATTTGCATTTGTAAACTCCATTTGCTGTGATCTTAATCGGCTTCATTGGAATTTGCTTTTTGATTGCTTTAATCGCAATTTCACATGTAGCCTCATGCTTAAAATACTCAATCGCTTGCGCTTTTAATCCATCTTTCCAACACTGCTTTCCCAACTCGTTTTCTGCCTCTCCGATATCCTTCAAAATGTCAAATGTCTCATCGGAATCCAACTCAAATTTAATTTGTTCAGCCATTTTCTCATTCCTCCTTATGCACTAAAGCAGATCACCGACATCTGTTCCTTAATTGTCTTGATAGCCGTTTTAAGTGCGCGTTCATTTCTAAAATGTTCCATTGCCTCGTCCTGTAGCCCACAATTTTGAAATTTGATTGCAATTTCCCCCTTCTACTTTGCTGAGTCCCTTCAATGCGCAAATCGCCTCATCTAAATCCACGGTAATTCTTATTTGCTCACTCATTTTCTTTCTATTATTTGGCCTCCTTCCAGTCAATCTTCTGCCCACAATCTGAGCAATATGACAATTTTTTCGCAATGCTTATGCCACTCCACACCGTGTTTCTACAGCGCGGACATTCCCACACCTCACACTCGATTTTTCTCCATGTGTGCGGTTGATCGCCTCTGTTTTCATGGACGACAGACTTGTGAATTGCTTTAACTGGCGGCTGAGAAAGCTGCTCCTTTAAGCATTCTACTGCTGTTTCGTAAGCATTTTTTTCTTTCGCAAGCTGCAAAGTTGTTTGAAAACTGCTATCGCTAACTTGGTGCTTTCTACATTCCAATTCATGGTTAAAATAATCAATAGACTCCTTGACGTGTTCATTGTACTTATTCATCTTTTAAATATTTTCCCCTTTCTTTTTGATCCGGAATGTCAGCAAAACGATATGTAGAAAAAGTATTTGCATCCATTGCTGTCCAACTGCTTCTACCCAAACTAAAAACAGTTACAAGATTACCTTGTGCTGTAGCAAAGTGAGCTTTGATCCAGTGACCATTCATAGAATCTCTTACTAAAATTTTAGTATCTACAGGAACCTTGTTCCAATCAATCTTTCCTGGCTCGCAAGGACTTTCAGCCCAATGCGTAAAGGCTTCATCACAAGAATATTTTGTATTGGCGAATTTACAATGCCTGCATTCCTTATGGCATTCAACTATTTGCTCATTTATCAGAGCCGGATGTATTCCTGTTTTGAATAGAATTTCCATTATTTCTTCTGAATACTTTTCTCTATTTGTCATGCTATCTCCTTATGCGAATTTGAGCTGTTTTGCAATTGCTTCTATTACATTTACCGTGACACCATTTCCTGCTTGCTTATATAACTGACTGTCAGAATTGACAAATGCTGCCTTTTCGAAATATTCATCTGTCCATCCTTGCAATCTAAAACACTCTTTCGGTGTCAATTTTCTGATTGCTATGTAGCACTGATATTTTTCATACCACACTGCATATACTGTTAATTCTTCTGATACCTGCACAAATATTCCTTGATTACAACTTGTATCTAAGGTATTCACAATTTCTTTTCCTACTCTTCCGCGTCTGGTTTTGCTACCCAGGTTCGATAAATTCACACTGTCCACCACTCCCACTCTGCATTTTGAATACCCTTGTTTTGTTACTTCTGCTACCTTTACGCAAATATCTAAATTATTTTCTTGCGATTGTCCTCTAAGTATCGGAACTCTATTTCTAGGAACAACTTTCCTGATTGTGCTTGCTGCAATGTTTTTGATCTTAACAGCAACAGCCGTAGCACCTCTGTCTGTTTGGCAAGTGAAATTTACTCCGCTGTTTTTCTGGTATTGATTTTTCAATGTTCTGCATGTTCCGTCTGGCATACAATTAAATCCGGTAGGTTCAATCGCTACGCCATGTATATCTGCTCTTGTAAGTGTAAACATTGGCTCGCCATTGTCTTTGAATCTTCGTCCATTCTGACGCTTTTCTACTCGATCCGGTGTAGGAGCCAGAAGTACTATCTTCGGATTATTCCCGTGTCCTGCCGAATGGCAATTTGTGATTCTATCAATTCCAAGCACTTTCCCATCTTGTGACGAATTAACTTCTCCTATGACTTTTATTGCAATTCCACTATCCTGTCCGGCGCGGTTCGCTACGCCTTTGTAGTATCTTGCTTTTAAGCATCTTGCAGTGTCCGTCATTTGCGATCCCTGGTAACATAAATCTATGAAACATGGTAAGGCAGTGTGGTGTTCCCTTACTCCGCCTTGACAGGTGCTTAATGCTTCTGCAATTCTATCTTGTGCGAATACCTGCGTATTTCTTCTGTAACCGTCCCTGCGACCTATTATTTGAATACTATCTTCTCTGCCTGCTCTTTCGACAGGAAATACTTCTGCGGAGCCTCTACCTCTAAGATGTCCGATAATGAAGCACCTTTCTCTGTTTTGTGGAACCCCGAAGTCCTTAGAGTTGAGCACTTGCCATTCTGCATCATACCCCCCCCTGCTCCATTTCAATGAGCAGTCTGGCGAAATCCCATCCTCCATTAACGCTAAGCAAATTCTTAACGTTCTCAATGAAAAGGTAAGTGGGTTTATCTTCTTCTTTGAGTTGTCCGATAAGGTACATAACTCTGAAAAACAGGCTTGAACGGTTTCCTTGAAATCCGACTTGTTTTCCTGCAACGGAGATGTCTTGACAGTTGTGGACGATTGCCCCGTTTGCAATGTAAGATTCATCTTCTTCAACGCTAAGGTTATATACTGTTTCGTATTGATCAGATTCTGTTGGCTGATACAATTTTCTGCAAACATATCTTCCACGATAATATCCTTTAACCGATTTGTTAGAGATTCTAAAAGTGTAGGTGTCTCTTTGTTTACATTCCCTTCCTTCAATAGTGCACTTTGAATCTCTTTTAGTATAATAGACAGCTGGCACAGGTTTTCCCAATCGCTGTGCAATAATGCACATACCAAGAATGACTGCTGCATTGGTGGATGTTGCTTCTTCTTTGTCGTTTCTGCCATCTCCTGACATGTATCCGTTATAAAAGTATTCAGCCTTTTCTCGTGGCAAACACAGTGCTTCTCTTGGTATTCGTTTTCCATATGCATATTCCCCGAATATACCAAGGTATTCGTATAGTTCGTTATTGCACACATGATACTTCCCGCAAGTCCTTTCTTCAGTGTAAGTTCCATGTAAGTTTGCTTCTGACAGTCGGTGTTCAAATTCCTCTCGTTTTTTATCACTGACCGCAAACACAATCCTTCCCTCTCGCGGTCTATCTTGTCTGCAAACTCTCCACCCATCAGCAATATAGCGTCCGATAATCCACCAGATCTCTTTACTGTATTTGTTTGGTTCTTCATCAGGCAACACCATTGTGGAGTAATAGCTATCATTGAGTCCCTTGACTGGTTTGAACTCAATTGGTTCGGATACGCGAGTGACATAATACGGGTGTTCTGCTGTTGTGCCAGTTGGCAAGATGCCAAATCCGTTGACATTCCAGATTCTTGCGTTGTCTCTCTGCATAACTGAGGTAACTGTTTTCCATCTTCCCTTGTGAGTAAGCACTCTATCTCCGACAGATACGTTTTCAATTGGTATATATCCTTTTTCTGTAAGAATATAAGTTCCTCGAACGAAGCAAGGGAATCCGAAGCACCAACAGTCTGCTTTTGGAATGTCTCCGGCATACACTCTTCTAATGTCATTTGCATACCATTCTCCATTTCTGTATTCCTCCTTCAATATTTCTTTTTGCCGTTGTTTCAGTGGCATTTTATCCAGGAACTCTCTCTGCTCTTGTGTGAGTAAATGCATGGATGTGTAACTTGCAGTCGCAAACTTGTCGAACTCACAGAATCCGACACATTCATGTCCTGCCAACTCCATTCCTCTACGGAATCCTCCGATTCCTGCAAAAAAATCAATAAATTTCATTTTTACCTCATAATGTTATAAAAGAATCAAAACCCACAAAAGTATCAGCAAGATAATCCACAATGCTCCAAATGATGCTCTAGTCCTTTTGGGTCCTATGTAGTACAGAAGTTGGGCTAAAAGCATAACCACACATAAAACAATCTTAATTATTTGCATAATATTCAACACCTCTCATTCTTTACGTTTTACAAAGGATTCGCATTCTGTATTCAGTAAGCATCCGTAATTGCGACCTATGTAATTGCAACCTATGGTATAGCTCGGTATCTCGTATCCATTCTCACAAACGCGACAATATTCGCCACATTTATACTTGCTATTTACAGCTTTTTCTGCTTTAAGCTGATCCAGTTTATCTTCAAGATTTACCTTTGCATTTTTAAGTTCTGTGTTCTCCCTGATTAGGCTATCGTATTTATTTTGGCTCATTATTTTGAACATTCGTGCCACCTCGCCCCATAATATTTAAAACTATGATTGCTATGTTGCACAGCAGTATAACGATAAGCGCTAAAATATTCACAATTTTGGCAGTTTCTCCGTACTTTAACGGAGATTTGTATGCAGCTCTAGCCATTATGAGTTGAACTGCAAGAAATACAAACTCAATGCATAAGATAATATGCTTAATACTCATTTATTGCTCCCTTCTGATACCTTATTATCATTTTCTTGTGCATCCTCGAAGAATGATTTGATATCAAACCACTTATCATTGATTATATTTCCAATAATTTTTAATCTTCTATCTCCAGTTACTGCGGTTCGTATATATCTTCCCTCTAAATCACTCAACTTTGTAACTCCGACTGTATCCATTATTCTAGCAATGGATTCCATTCCCGGACCATAGCCACTAAATTCTTTCGCCCCCAGATAACCGTGTCCGAGACTATATCCGCCAAAAACGCATCCCCAACCTGCACCTTCAACAACGACATCAAACGATATGCAACCGTGATTTTCCATTGTCAGCTCCGCACCTTTGATTTGTGCGTTTCGGATATCGTAGCCTTCTTCAATAAGCTTTTTTTCTGTCCAGATCTTCATGTGTTCTCTCCTTCCCCACTTAGATACTTATTTCAAGGAAGTTAGCTGCTGTAGCAGCTAACCCCCACGGCGCTTTTTATAATTCTTTAATCATCTTGTCCAATTCCTCATCTGAGATATTTTCCAGTGCAGCTTCCTCTCGTCTAGCCTTGATAGCCAACAGTTTCTGCTTCTTCTCTTTATCAGCCTTCTCATTTTCCCTGATTTTCTGTTCTTCTAGCTTCACAGAAACAATGTATCGAACGATTGCAATCTTATCGGAAAGCTCTTCATCTTCTTTTGTCTTTAGCTTCAACAGACTTTCTTCTGATGCCTTCTTAACTTCTGCATTCAAGGTCTTGAAGACTGAATCTAAATCAGCAAGGCGAAGATCCCATAAATCCTCAATAGTTATCTGCCCACGATACGGGAAACGGTACTTGCATCTTGTCGCTAACTCAAATAAATTCTTTTCCATAATAATTTCTCCTTAAAATTTAATTTTCATAATACGTTCTGTCGCGCCCTTGACCTTAACAACCAATTCTGCTCTTTTAGTCATGCTAAAGCCAATTCCAGACAGCTGGTCATCCGCGTCCTCTACATGGCACTTCGCGCCTAAAGCTTCAAAAACTCTTTTATGTGGTTCAAGCTCATGCTTTAAGAACTCGTTATAGTATCCGTTTGGCTCTTCTGTGTTCTTGGATCCCTTTAAGAAGAAGAACAAATGCCTATGACCAATTCCGTTCTGACCATCAAAATAATTTGGACTATAACTGATTACTGATACAGGAACGAACTGATTTGTATTTACACCCCAAATCTCACGACTTGAAATAGATGAACTTCCAGACAGCTTTTCCTTAATTGAGAAGTTGCCATTCTTGTCAAGTGTTACCTCTGCCACCTGAACATTACCAGAAACAGGACTATTGTATTCAAATGCAAAAATCTCACCATTGAATTCAATTTCTGCCTTAAATCCTTTACTTCCTCTTGCTGCATACTGATTTACAAAGAACTTATAAATACCTGGCTTCATACGTGACATATCTGCCCATGTAATATTTTCCACAGAAGGCTTTCCCACCATCTGCTCCATAGGATGTGTAATATCAATATCTAACTGACCGCCACATCTTGACATACTAGGTTTTCTACAATTTCCGAAAAAAATCTCGTTTCCATCAGGTTCTTTGCAATGCGCATCAAGGTCACTGTTGTCATTTTGTCCCTCATTCCACATGATTGAAAATCTGAGTGCACCGTCAACATTACCGCCAGCAGCTTTTACGTTCTGCTTCATATCAGAGTCAGTAATATTTCCTGAATAAGCCCAAGATAATCCATTATTCCATTTGAACATTGTCTTAGCGTCTGGATTAACAGGTGCAATCATAGAAACAAAGTTCTTCTCATGTTTATTCTCTACAAAAGCTTCAATTTCCTTTGCAGTTGGAAGTACCTTATCAATAAAATCCTGTGCCGAAATCTCTTCAACCTTAGAAAACCTCTTAGAACTTACAGTAACATCCTTTTCCATCTGCCCAAAAATATCATCTGCACCAACCATTCTTCTTGCAGCACTCTTATTTGAGAACAGTACATTATTTACAGTAATATCATTCAGATTAGCAAATCTTCTCTGTAATGAATCCATATATCCAAGTTCTGTAATGGTCTTCTTTGCATCCTCAAGCATCTTCTTTGTAAAAATAGCCTTTGGACGCTTATAATTGCTTGGAGCGACAATCTGCTCATACTTCTTAACTGCTGTGTCAAGATCCATATCCTCACTTACATTAATAAGAAGTGTTCCAATGGAATGATTTCTAATTCTACCGATTACTGGACCTGCTTCTGCTGATTTTTCCCATGCAAAAAGATCTTTCTGGGAATTAGACAGTTTTTCATATATCCGCTTATATTTCTTGAACTCAATTAACTGAGTCTTCCATTCTTCACCCTTATACAGTGTGTTCGAATTGATTAACTCAAGTACTGTGTCAACAGCCTCCATACTAATTTCATCAAGTGAACGCTTAAATACGTTTTTGGTGTCCCTATATTCGGCACAAATACTCTCGTTAGATTTGCCACTCCTGTTTACCCATTTGCCTGGCAAATCTAAAAACATATGTGTCCACTCGTGAGATCTTCCATTGATTTCTTCAAAATCATGGTCAGTTCCAACTCTTTTGAATTTACTAACAAAAATGTCAGAAATCGCATTCCCCTTTATAAAAGCGTCTAAAGCGTCACACACTTTCTGGAACTCTTCGCTGCCGGCATCAAATTCCCAAATTGTATGGATTGTACCATCCTTAATAGTTACAGCAGCTCCAATGCTCTTGACAAAATGTCTGCAGCAACTGCAATCATACTCTCGGCGCTTTCTGAACAAAATGTTTGTACCAGGTCCAAAACTGTCCAAATATAAATTCCACATTTCATCCTTGTCCACGTTTACGATGTATAGTTGCTTGCAGCCTTCCATTTCATCTTCAAAATGTTTCTGCATTCTTGATACAAAAATATCAAAATTATTCATTGATCATATCTCCTTCCTCGTAATTCTCGACACTGATAAGCTCCATAAACTTATCTCTCTGGCGCTCTGAAACCTTGTTACCCTGCTTTTCGGGCTTGACGGCAATTGTAAGGTGTTTCTCAGCAATAGATGATAATTCCTTAGCTAGCGATTTCTTGCCTTGCTGTATGCCCTCAAAGTAGCTTCTAGGTTGCTTTCTGTCTCCTATAGTTCCGCTTGAACGGTTTTCGCCTTGTCCACCCAGACTAACATTCCGAAGCTGATAGCCATTTTTTGCATAAAATCTGATGTAATACTTTTCCTGCTCGTCAAGCTGATCAAGAGGAACATTCATGTGTTCAACCTTCCATCCATAAGGATTGCCCTCTGAATACAGTTTGTGCTTTTTTAGGCTCAGGTCTATGTGCTGTTTATAGCCAACCATATGACTTGCCAGCCTACTAAGTATGTGCATGGCTTGCCCGATATACGCAAACCGGAAACCGTTCTCATCCTCTCTGGTCAAAATGTAGATTCCGCTTTCGTCGTTCAGCTGGGGATTGATTTTCAGCAGTCGCTTCTTGTTCTCCTGCTCTATGGCTTTTGCCTTTGCAATGTTCTTGCATTTATTCATCAATAACCTCTATTTTCTTGATATGGCTCTTACGAAATCTCCAGTTATCGACTCTGTATTTCCCATCAAAATCGCGTTCAAGCTTTCCAACTGACTGTGTACCTTCAAAAAATGTCACCCTTACATTTTTTCCCATTAAGCTATTTAGTTTTGCATCGTCATGACTATTTTTCATTGATCTTCTCCTATAAACTTAATCTTTCTGCCACAGCATGGGCAGTACTTGATTTTGCTCAACAAATCAGTCCCGATAGCTATAGCATCACTACTGCAATTGGTTTTGATATGAAATGCGTCTTTCTCTTGTTCCCACTTGCAATATGTTCTTTTCTTTTTCCTTTCAAATTTTTCAATTTCGTTTTCGATTTCTCCAAAATCAACTTCACCACTTCCAATTTCTTTATAGCGTAGGTTTTCAAAAAGAGTGTAATATTCGTCATTATCTAAAAACTTGAAACCATTTTCTAAATCCTCTACGGTGTTGCCTTGTATAACGTATGCCATTTCTATTAGGGGAAGTTTTTTACCACAGATGCTTTTTATGCATTTTTGCAATTCATAATCAAAACACGGCTCACTATATACAACCATCGTGTATAATGGATTTTCAATCTGTTTTCCCTCATCTTTCAGATCCTGCTCTGTTGGTGCATGAATTGCCACTACTTTTTGGGGGCTGTCAATTCGAAATGCCCAATGGATTTTCGACACAGCGAGGTCAAAGGCTTTTTTAGCTATTTCTTCAGAACTGTATTTTTCAACGACATCACCAATATGAAGCTCATTCCCAATTTGTAGCAGACAATCCCATTCGTTATTATAACTTTGAATAGTGAGGTCATCTTCAAAAACAAAAATCATTTATCCTCGCGCCCTCCTTTCACACTTCTCAAATAACCAATTTCCCCATCCGTGAAGAAATAATTTCTTCTAGCTATAGCCTCTGCACTTCCATCATCAATATGACTCTGGCAGCACTGATCTGCTCTCCTTCTAGCTTCTTGCTCACCATATACTTTTGCGTCCCAACCAGTACCACAAATATTGCAACGGATTACTTTACAAATCTCTATTTGATGATCGTATCGAAAATGTCTTTCTGCCTCCTTCCTATCCGTAAAGGCCATTCCACAAACTGGGCAGCAATAATAATCTACACTTCTGATTCGTTCAAACTTCATTTTTGCCTTCGTTTTTTCAACTCCCTTCCAAGTTCTTCTAAGCAAAAGCAGAATGCTTCACAACTCAACTTTCCTAAAGCAGAAACTGATTTTTGCAGTCCATCTTTAATTCTTTCAAGGCAACTCCCCAAATCTGTAAATGTAGTTGTTTCTGAATCCATAATTTTTTTCGATGGTTCTTCAAGCGATACCAGTTGCACAGCTTGTTGATACTGCTTTGGATTCATACCATAAAGTTTCTTGAATCGCTTCTTTTTCTGCCTTTTATTCATTTGACTGTCCCCACCACTCTCTACAAATTTCCCAAGTTTTGCCATCTTTTTTGCATAACAGTCTGATCATTTTACTTGAATTAACGAAAGCTATAACTGTTTTCGGAACATTTTCGCTTTTCATGAAATAATCCCTTGGATTCATGCCGTGAATCTTCTTGAACCGTTTCTTTCTCTGCCGTTTATTCATCGTTTACACCTCCTTCCAGTATTGCTCAAAATCTTCTACTGTGACCAGGAACAAAATGTGCCGTTTTTCACTAAAAATGGTAACTTCACCTGCTTTCTTGCGCTTAAACTGCCACTTTTGCTGTGGTAAGCAGCTTATCCAACATTGATCGCCAAATATATACTGGCGCCATACTTTAGGTCTGCACCATCCTTCTTTATCCATTGGATTTTTCTTCAAAGCTCAAAGGCTTCTTCCATGGCTGCTGTAAGCTCGTTTGCATTGTGAAGTGCCACTTCCGCTTCAAAAAATTTTCCTTCTTCCATTCCTTTGCTAGCTGCCTTAATAAGGAAATCATGAAGAATTACAGCTGCGTCGATACTGTAAATATTTACCGAAATGCACTTCTTATCCTTTAATGCGTAGCTTGATACTATTGACATTTTTATACCTCCGTTAATCTACCAAAATTTTTTAATAAATCATTCTTATTCATCCTTAACATCCTTCGGTTCAAATTTTGGAAACGGCATCCAGTAAGCAACATACATTCTGTCTTTAAGTAGCATTGGTACTGTCGTCCACTCACCGTTAATGGTTTTACCTGTTCCAACTACAAAATTATCTTCATCATGATTATTGACTAGTACTACTAAAACGGTGTTCGAATTTTTTTCCCAAAACGAATTGCACCACTTGTCGGTCCCTTTGAACTTTGCAAATATACTGTCGTGTTCTTCTGGCATTGCTTCTTCAGTGGAAATCCATCTGTCTTTCTTGATTTCATCCGCAAGTACCGATAAAGTCTGTTCACAGCTAGAAGCAATCTTCAAGGCAAGCTTTTCGTACTCACTTTTAGGTGCAAATATATCGCACTCATCTATGTACTTTTGGCAAAGTGCAACTTCTTCTTTGATTTCTTTTAAATATTTTTTAATTGCTGTTCCTCCTCTGAACTTGATTCTGTCCCCTGGTGAATGCTACTCTCAATTTCTTCATCGGTTGGCACAATGGCATATAGAGCCTTTTCTAAAATGTTCTCTACAAGTCTCTTGAATGCAGCCTTGGCATTTTCTGCGTTCTTATATTTGCCAATTGGGTAATCAGTCGACTCGTTTGAACCTTTAACGTGTTTTAATAATATTTCTGTTCTTGAAAGTCCGTTAATGTAAATGTCAACTACATTGTCCCAGTTGTAAAAAGCATTTCTATCTTGTCTTACAATGATCACCTCAAACATCTCCCTTCTTTTTAATTAAACGGTAGTCCTTCATCTTCCACATTATCTGGAATGTTCATAAAACCTTCATATCCGCCTGCAGGTGCTGGTTCCGGAGCTGGCTGCGTATTCTTCTTGCTTTCCACGAACTCCTGCTCATCCACAACTACATCCGTTGTATACACCTTCTGTCCATCCTTATTTGTGTAGCTACCTGTCTGGATGCGTCCAGTAACAGCAATCTTTGTTCCTTTGTGCAGAAATTTCTCGGCGAACTCTGCATTCTTTTTAAAGCTAATACAGTTGATGAAGTCTGCATTCTGACCGTTATCCTGCTTACGGTTTCTGTCTACAGCCAGTGTATATCTGGCTACCGCCATTGTTTCTTGACCCTGTGTATAGCGTACTTCGGGGTCTTTGGTTAATCTTCCGATTAGAATTACTTTGTTCATACTAAGCCTCTTTTCTTTAAAGTTTTATTCTTTTCTTTCTCATTCCTAGTTCCCTCTGCCTTGTAAGGGTGTACATAAGTTTCCCCTCTGCTCTTATTTCCTTAATCTTCGGTTTAAACATTGTTTGTATAGATTCAAGAAAATCTTTTTTCTCTTTTTCTGTCATGGCCTGATAAAAAATAAGCTTTTTAGCCAGTAAGACTTGCTGATTTTTCTTCACTTTGAAATCCTTCTTTCTTTTAATACTGGAACACTCCTGCGTCCATCCTTTCATTGTATCTTTTCTCTGCATAGTATCTGAATGTGTAATATTCAAGGCCACATTTCTTTGCGGCTTCGCTGCATCCAATGTCTCCTTGTTCCCATTCCAGATATACGTCTGTAAAGTTTGGCGGAAGAATCACTCCTCTCTGGATTCCCTTCCTCTGCTCTCCAATCTCTTTTAAACGGATATTTGCATACTTGCGGAATGTTGTGTGTGACATTCCACATTGTCTAGCTGCCTTTTCATCTGAGAGTAAACCAAGCTTCCACTGTTCAAAGCAATCATCAAACATTGGTGGCAAAGGCTTTGGCGGTACTTTGTTACCTGTCTTGACGGTATGTCTATCACCTCTCTTCGCAAGTTCTTCTCTTGCATATCTTTCAAAAGTCGTGACGCAAACACCTATCTTCTTTGCACCTTCTGGTCCAGTTAGCTTTCCATCCCTCCAGGCAATGTAAAGCTCCTCTGGAAGTGTAGTTTTTTTCGCGACAAAGTTTGATCTATGACCTGTTTGTTTTTTAGGTGCCTTTGCCTTAGCTGTATCTTGCCAGTGTAGCCAATTTTTATACATTGGACGTTGGTTAAATTTCGAGCAGTGATATCCTAACTGGATATTATGCGCGCGGTTATCAGCTTCTTCCGCAGCTTCTTCTTTGCTTAGAAATACTGATCTTCCAAGCTCCGATCTCCCCCAACGATGTATATTATTCGTATTGCTTCCGATGTCACGTTTTTTGGTTGTCACATCAAAATGTGTGTCTGTCACGGCTATAACGATTGATTCAACAACTTCAAGTCCGTAGTTGTCGAACCCTTCGAATCCCTTTTGTTTTAACTCATAGTTGGTTAATCGGTATTCCTCTACGTGATAGACAGGAGTTCCGATCTTAATCTCATCCATTCAAATCCTCCTTTATCAGTTTTAGATCATATCCGCCTTGCACAAACTCTTTAGTGAGCTTGTGCCTGATACCATTGCCTAAGTACTGGTATATATCAAGCATGTCATCGTCAGAAAAGCTCGTCTGCAAATACTGGTTTATACTCTTTCGAGTTCTATTCCAAAATCTTACATTCCTTACGTGTTGCTGATAAACCATTGTTTTGCAAGCGTCCCTTGACACATATTCAAGCAATTTACATTTAAGATCTTCTTCACTCTCAATATCAGCTATGGAAAAACCAGAACGCTGCTTGTTTAAGAGCAAGTATCCATCACTGTTGATGCTGCTACCAGGAAAGTATTTCATAAGCTTTAAAATTTCATTCAGAATCATAATCGCTCCAATCTATCTTCTGTCCGCAGTATGGACAGTGTACGCAAACTCCTGCTTCTGATTCATACCGTGTGCCACATGTCGGGCAATACCATTCGTATACATTTTCGTTTGATGCACAGATGACTGGTTCTTCTGCAATTGTTTTATGCATGTCTCTGTTTTCGAGAATATTGTTGACTATTTCACACGCCGTTTGTAGGGGTACTACACGACAATAGGTATGTGGATATGCTACCGCAACCATCAATTCACTATTGCTAACCAAAAGGTTTTTGATTTCATCACTTTTTGCAATAGACATTTATCATTCCTCCCAGTCAATTCGCTGTCCACAATTTGAACAATAGGAATCAGCGCATTCATTGATGATGCTTCCACAAACAGGACAGTCACATCCCTCACCTAATCGGATAACTGGCTTTTGTGGAATCTGCTTTTTAAGAGCACGATGTCCCTTCATGAATGCAAATGCGGTTCTCATTGACTTTTCAACAGCCTTGTAATTCTTTTCCTTTAAGGCTTGTTCAATTGCTTTAGTGCAAGCATCAAGGCTCTTTTTTAATATCTTTGCTGCTTCTTTATTGCTCATTTGCTTTTTCCTTTCTTACAGGAACGGACAAGTTTCGCAATTAAACAATTGCCAGGTCTTACCTGCTTCTGCAACGTCCACATTTGCCATTCCTGCGACTTCTTTTATTCTTGCGAGCGTTTCCTCTTGTACTGCATTATTTGCGCTTAAATGGCAAATAATGACGTTCTGGAGTGCGTTCGTTGTGTTAGATTCTACGAAGCCTGCACACGTTTCTAGCTCCATATGCCCCTTAATGACATGTAATCTTTTTCCGGTAACATCCTCTGAAATGTACTTCTTTTGGTAATTGCAAGACACCAGGATATGGTCAATATCCTTAAATCGCCACCTTACAAACTCTGTATCAGTAATGTAGAGCATTCGCCCCATCTCTGGATGCTCGATGATGAATCCATAGCACGGACACTCTGTACCGTCTGCATCGGTATGTTTGAAGTGTCCATGCACATCATTCATTGGAACTGATACAATTCCAAATTCACCATATCCACCGATATAGGAGTTATCTTCATAAGGTTTGTAGACTGGGATTCCCATTTCTTCCAGATCACTGACTGCTTCCGAGTGATCTCTGTGTTTATGTGTGACAACGCATCCAACAATATCAGATACCTTCCAACCGCATCCCTTTTTGATCTTCATGATCGGGATTCCTGCATCAAGAAGAAGCATCTTGCCTTTGCTATCCTTTAAAACATAGCAATTACCAGAACTGCCGCTGGCTAAGCATGTTAGAATCATTTAAAAACTCCTCTCTCAAGTTCTATGTCATTCATCCCTCCACACTCTCAATGTGGTAACGACCATATCCACTCGTTCTCCCACTTCCAATTCCATTTCCGAAACCTGCAAGACGAATGATGTTTAAGATCTGTTCCAGAGAATACGCATTCTCTGTATACTGAATGGTGAATGTTGCGCTCCATCCGCTAAATCTATTCAGTCGTACAAGCACTGGAGCACCCTTCTTTGGTGACATAAGCTTTTCGTCAATAAAATGCTCTGCAAACTTGATCGGAACCAGATTGCCCTTCGCAATGACATTTACAGCGGCATTGAACTTAGTTGCGTAAGTATCAATCTTGTTCTGTACAACAGCCTGTCCAAACGACTTTTTCAAACCAAATGCCGTAATGCACGGTGCATTGTTGGTCAGCGCTTCTCTCAAACCTTCCTCTGTGAAGTCTGTAGGCTTTCCACCATACCAGTGCATAGATGTGATCACTTCTTCCCACACATTTGTAGCTGCTGTGTCCTTAGCCTTGTTCTTTCTCTCATCAGTCAGCTTTCTGGCACTGCAATCATTCATCTTGTTAAGTACTAAATCTCCATCACCTGCAATAGTAATTCTTGCCTGCTTGATACTTAACGGCTTTAATTCGATAACCTGTGTTTCTTCCTTCTTTGCCATAATTTGTTTTCTCCTTTTTGTTTTGGTCTAAGCTTTCGCTCGAGATGCGGTACAAGTGTTGCAATGTCGTGTCGTGTGCTGTTATGTCGTATGCTGTGCTGTGCTATTTTGTTTTGTGCATTGCGGCTTATGCCGCGTCTCGAACGGAAGCTTTAGGTGTTCTGGTAACACTTGCAGACAACATGAAATGTGATGTCGTGTGTTGTGGTGTGCTGTTCTGTAGCGTTCTGTTCTGGCAGCTCATGCTGCCTGCAAATGCTACCAGTTTGTTTTGTTGGTATCCGCTCGGTACATGGCATAAACTGTGTTGTAGTTATGTGCGCTGTTGTGTTCTGCGATGTTTTAAACTATCCTGTATTTTGTTATGACATATTGCTTATGCCACATATAGAATGGATACCTTTTGTTTTTTGTGTTATGTTCTGATTTATGAGCTAGCATGAAGCAGTAAATAATCTGCTTTGTACTGTCCTATAGTGTTTTGTTCTGTGCTGTATTGTGTTGTTTTGCTGTTTGATGTAGTGTCCTATAGCTTACTGTTTTATCTTATTGAGGTTTACTTACCACCTCGTGTTAGCCCATAAAATTTGCTTAACTCGAATGCTCTGTGAATGATGCAATGTTATGTTTTATAATGTGATGCGCTGTTATGTAGTGTACTGCCATGTTTTGTTGCGTTTTGTCTTTGGCATATGAGCCATTTCTTTTCTCAGATGGTGCATACCGTTACACCATCCATAGAACACTCGAATTAAGCATTGAAACTGTTTAGACGGCTATCTTGTCGATTTCTTCAAATACGCTCTCTAACTCAGAAAGCGACTTATACCGATTTTGAAAGCTTCTCAGCTCTGCGTAAGCCCTCTGCAGCAACTTCTGATACTCGTCAGGTTGTGTTGCAAAATGTGTTGTCGGCATATACACATTTCTCTGACTTGTGATCTGAAAGCGCCTAATAGGTGGTTTGTTGTCCTGCTTTGGTACAACTACAAAGAACTGGATAAGCTGTCTTGCCTGCTGCAAGCGATATTTCTCTGCCGCTATGCTATCGTTCCATTCAAAACACTTGTGCAGCTCTGACTGTTCGTCTCTCGCTTTCTCAAGTACTTGTTCTGGCGTTATCTCTGCATCTCTTCCGATTTCATCCAGACACTTTGCGGCATTGGCTTTGAAAATCCCTTCTATTCTCCATTTGATTTCATCCATAGGCTATCTCCTGATCAGGCAGACATAAAAGGTGGCAAAGCATCTTTGTTTGCTTCCTTATTCTGCTCATTTGGTTCTTCAAATACCTGTGAATTTGCGTTTTCTGAAATATCTTTCTCCATCTGTTCCTGCAAACTTTCACTTGTGTTTTCTTCAAAATCATTGTCCTCTGCTTCCTCTTTTGTATAAAGTCCCATTGCAACTTCTGGACAATTAAGTCTTGAAAAAAATGAAGCAGCACGATATCTAAGCATGAGCTGTGGCATTGTTTTCCACTTACTACCGTTCTTTGCAATCCATCCTTCATCCTTTGCCATTTGCATGTCAACTGTCATACCATCAACTCGTCTGCCGTCTTTGGTAGTCCAAGCGGTACAAGAAAAAGGCTTTCCGTCTTTGTCTTTTGTTTCCTCGTACTGTAGCTCCATGTCGAATTTGTGGCTGTTGTTAATTCTTGCAATAAGAAACTGTGAACTCCAAGACGGTCTACCTTGAATAGGATATAAATTCTGCATAACCATCATTGCGCTCGCACCCATTCGTTGCGCCATTTCGATGGCGATTAAACAGTTAGATGGATTCTTCTGGTATATAGCCGGAACAATTGTGGATTCAGCTAACGCCTTTGCCATCTGCATAGCCATAATGAAATTATCGCTTGTTCCGAAAATTCCAAGACTATAGTCAGTTACTCTCTTTGTTGACTGCTGCACAGCCTGCTTTCCACTCTCTACAATTGCTGTATCTGCCATTATTCCTCGCCCTCCTTAATCTCAATGTGCATCTTGTCAAAAAACTTGCTCAAATCATCAAATGATTTGAATGTGTTATTGCAAAATATAAGGTATGCAGAAATGTCGTTCATTAAATTGCCTGTAATATATTCTATTTTGCCTTGCGTCACTTTAAACTTTAACCCTGTTGGGAAAAGCACGTTATCACCTTTTGCAACCTCAACAGCTCCACTGTAGTATGTCGGCTGCTCTTCCTTTTTCTCTTCTGGTTCCTTTCCCTGCTCGTGCACAGTTTCCAGATCTTCATCTTGTTTTCTTTTTTCCAATTTTTTCAGTAGCTCATCTGACGCTTTACTTAATGCTGACAAAAAACTGATATCGTCAACACTATTTTTATAAACTCCCACGCCCATCTCACCTGTCTTTTCGTCCTCGACAAGAACGGCATTAAAAGCTAATCCGGCCTTAATTGTAAATCTAGTGCTCATATTATCCTCCTTATTTTGTTTTTGCCTTATTGTTGCAGCACTCTGCTTCGCTAATCTCTGGTGCTCTTTTGATCGTCTTGATATTGCTTCTTCCATAGGCTTCTATCCATGAAAGGTCTACTGGCTCATCTACTACTGTGACTTTTGTACCGTTTGGAGTTACTGCTTCGTCTCCCGGCTTTAAATCTTCCTCTGCCGCAAAACAATAACTTCTTTTGCTGCCCTCATATCGGGCTTTTACATAATTCATTTGCTCACTCCTTTCAACAATTCTTCTACGTAAAGGTCCATAGAATGGCATAATTTCTTGCAATTCCCGTGAAGTGCATGATTTTTCCACGCGTTATAATTTGTATAAAACTCTGTGGACATCATCTCTCCTGCCTTCACAGCTTTTGCCCAGTTGTTCAATTTCTTCTTTATTTTCCGCTTATTTTCGCCTTTTATTTTCCTGATGTACTTTCCATCTTCTGTTACGTAATGATGGAATCCCAAAAACGAAATCCCCTTACTGAATGGAACTATTTGTGTCTTCCCATTTAACGATAGGTCAAGGGTACTAACAAAAGCTTCTACAGCTTCTTTGCACCACTTTGCGTAACTTCTGCTTGAACATATCAAATAAAAGTCATCTGAATAGCGCCCATATTTATCTATTCCAAGCTCACCAGTTACAAAATGGTCAAGTCCATCAAGCATAAGAAGCGCATACATTAGTGCAACAGGATTTCCGAGTGGAAGACCTGGGCTTTCAACACTATCAATGAACAAATGATTTAACCATACTGTATATTCGTCGTAGAAATAATAATCTACTATATCCTTCACTGGATCATGTTCTATGGTGTAAAAGAATTTTCGTATATCGCACTTTAAAATCCATCCATTTGTTCCATGTTCTTCGTAAAAGCTTAGCATCTGTTCTTTCAGGCAATCCATTCCAAAATGAGTACCTTTATCTATCTGGCCTGCATAATTGGTTCGAATAAATTCAGACTGTAGTCTTGGTCTAAGAACGGTATAACACAGACAATTCTGAACTACTTTGTCCTTAAAAGCGCAGGACTTGATTTCTCGCTCTTTCGGCTCATATATTTTGAATTTGTTATACGGGTTCATACTGTACGTCTGATTCTCAAGCTGTTCTTTCAATATGTGAAGCCCTTCAAGACTCATTGTTTGAAATCTCGCACAACTTCCATTAAATTTCTTACCAGATTTCGTTTTTTGGTATGCTTTGTATAAATTTTGAAAATCGCATATAAGATCTTTATCCATAGTAAAAATTCCTTTGTATTTATCCTCTTCGGAAAGGTCATTTGCTTTTTTGTATCTTTTGCTGATTTCGGCTTAATGCCTACTCTGACGGCCTGTTTGACACAGAATGGGCGAACACCGTTGCTGTTGTTGCAATTGTTGTTGTTGATGTTGCCGGACGGAAGAACAACGGTCTTAACAGCAAATAACCTAATTTTATTATCTTTCTTTGTCTTTAGTCCTCCAGGCAATTGCCATATGCTTTATATCTGAAACCATCTTCGACCAATATTCTGTACTTTTATTGTTGATGATGTTCAACTCCATTGACAATTCAATATAGAACAATAACTCATCACATTTCGTTATTGCTTTTGTCTGGAGTTCTGATCGCTCTTTAGGATAAAGTCTCAAATCTGTTCGGTTCGCTTCATATAAATGCTCATAAATCTCAAGTGCTTTATTTTGCATTTTATCTACGAGTGAGAACCTATATTTTTTTGGATAACGGTTACAATTAGAAGTTATTATTAAAGTATGCTTTGCCAGCTCTTTTGCTTTAAGAATAACTCTGAGTTCTTCTGCCACTTAATTACTTCTCCTTAGATTCAAAGATTGAAGGGGAAAAGATGCAAACTGGGCGAACACCGAGGCTGTTGCGGCAATAGCTGTAGCCGATGACGCCGGACGGAAGAACAACGGTAGTCAATGTATAATATCCGCTGTGCGAAGTACTCCATGGAGTAAGTAACCACCAGCAACACTCTTCATTTGGAATTAGACTTCTATATTTTCTGTATTCGTCAAGAGTAAGCAGCGAAACCTTGTCTTTACATGCTCTGTATTGATTCTGTC